CGGCATGGAGAGCGACAGTCTCTGGTCCATTTAGGCCCACCCAGTTAAGCTGCAAAAGCGGCGTCGATCTGCGCCTTCGTTGTGACAGTACCGCCTGCGATGCCAGCACTTACGGTCGCCTCCAAGTTAAACGCGTTTGAGATGTGTGACCGAGCCAAGCCGATCACCGTCAGCATTTGAGCGTTGGTCAACATTACGAACTCGCCGCGCATCTTCCATCTAGACGGGTCTGTGCGAAGGCCAGCACCGATCGCCACCATCTCAGCGATCAGCTTAGATTGACTGTCGCGGTCCGTATTGATGATCTGATCATCAAAGCTCGCGCACCCGCCCGTTTCGAGCTGCCAGCGCTTTTCGGCGGCGTATTCGATCAATATTTGAGCTGGTATTGCCAAAATTCCAACCGCCCCGGCATCCCAGTCCACGGCCCACCGCTTGGGTGGCACGTCAGGGAGGGTTGTTGGTGGTGAGGTCAGATAACGCGCACCTGATGGCACGACGCCTGCAATGAGCCGTGCAATGCACTCCGCTTCCGTCTCGGCTGGAGTATCGATGACCGTCTCGACGCCGGTCTGCATTTCCTGCTGGTTCGTCGTCGGATTGCCGTCCGCGTCCGGATCTCCGGGCACGTCAACCATCCCCATGACGGGCAAATCGTGTGTCACGGCTGGGCGTGGCTCAACGGCAATTCCCGCCGTCCGCACCTGACCGTTGTCGTCGTAAATGATTAGCATGCTGAGGCTCACAAAATGAAGAATGAGAAGAAGTCATCAGCCACCGCGTGTTGGTTGTTCACCACAAAAATTCGTATGGTGTTGCCAGAGCGCAGCGAGGCGTCCTCAAATGCGATTTGCGCGTTATTCGCGCTGCGAGATGCTGTGGCAAATACCTCAAAATTAGTCGGCAACGTGCCAGCGATCACGATGTCATAGACACCAGCCGCAACGCGGGTGCACGATATGACGTTAGCCGAGCGGAGCAGTGCACCCGTCGAACCGTTCACGCGAGCGTGTGCGAGGATCTGGTTTGGCTGCGGGTTGCCTGGGTGATAGACCGACTGCCCATTGATCCTGTAGCCACCGTGTACGTCCCATGTGCCGGTTCGGAAATTGTAGACCCCGTGGACTGTGTTGGTATGATCTGAGAACCCGATCCCATGCCACCCGCGAAGTCGATAATTGTGCGTCGCGTAAGTCACCCCGTCGCCTGTGCCAATTTCAAACCCATTGAAACCGCCCGCAGCCGTTGAAAAATATAAAGGCCCCCACAACGTATCTCCAGACTTGTTGACCGGCGTGTAACCAAGGACCGCCTGTTTTGTGGCGGGGTCAAAATTACTAGAGTTCCAATAGCTGGCGAGATGGTTGTCGAATACAACGTTGCCCATGTTCACAACGTCGACAGTCACTTTTAGACGTTCGCCGGACCAGCCAATTTTAATAGCGTTGGAGAATTGACCGACCCCAGTGCCCTGCTGGACTGGGGTGTATCCAAGAGAGCTGATGATCTCGGTGGACGAAACCGCGCCTTCCCAGCGTTCCCATGAGGTGCCGTTGTAGACAGCCTTGTCGCCGACATCCCACTGATTGATGTCATTGAGGCTGGTCGATCCAGCCGTCGTGACGAGGTAGTAGAAGCCTTTTGTGCCGACGCTCGATGTCAGAGCGGGACTGTTGGTTGAGGCATTCCAGCCGCTTTGGTAGCTGAGCGCGCCAGCAGACACACCAGCCGTGAGGTCAGCCTGGACATCGGCGGCAAGGGCAGACCGGGGGATCTTGGCTGATCCGTAGGCAAGTGGGTCGATGCCTAGAGTTTTACTAAAGGCTGGGGTGGTAGCGAACAACCCGCCATTGTTGCCGGTGTAGAAAAGCTGAAAGTAACCTTGGGGGATGATCAGAATCTGCGGAAGAGTCGATTGAATCGTGACGCTAAATGCGCCAGATGTGTCGTTGAATACAAGGTATGCTTTTGCGTTATAGGGCAGGATAATCGTCGCGTTTGATGTCAGCGCACCGGTAATGCGGACGATTGGGCTGCGGCCCTCATCAGCCACAAGGTCGTTTTTGGTAAGTGTATACGTTCCCCCGGTCGTGACGATGGCAGCTGTGGCCATAATGGCTTCTTCGAGCCGATCAAAAATGCCATGCGCGACCGTGTCCCAGGTGCCGACGTTGTCGTTGCGTCCCTGGCGGGCTGTGCGCAGGAGCGTTGAGGGGGTCGTTACCATATCAGATCACCTTAATGAGATGAGGGTCGCCGCTGGAGTTGCTGAGAACGAGGTCGCCGTCGATCACGTTGACGTCGACACCGCGATCCATGATCTGGATGACCTTGTTGCCCTTGCTGGCGTTGTAGATCACGATCCCCCGGAAGGTGACGGTGCAGTTTGTGATCGTGGCTGGACCGAAATCGACGACGCCATAGCCGGTTGCCGCGTCAACTTTGGGGAAGGTTGCTTTCAGCGGAAGCGTGACGCCGCCCGCCGTGTAATTGGTCCCCGCCGCCTCTCCGTTGCCGTTGGTGTAGATAGTGGCGGTCGCTGGGTCGTAGTTGGCTGCACTCGTGACGAGCGCTGCCTTTATGGTGTCTGTCGAAAAATCATGGACCCCAAGTAGCAGGTCGCGCTTGTAGGTTGAGGTAACGCCGCTTGAGATGGTCATGCTGATGTCCCTGGATTGAGAGTGGGCCTAGCAGCAGCACGAACGGGCGTGTATCGCGTCCGTTCAGATCCTCGCAGCTCGTTAACCGCAGACTGCAGGATCATTTGGTAGAGTGCGGTGAACTCTTGCACTCGACCGGGTCCGACGAGGTACACCTCACAACCAATCAGGCTCGCCAGGAGCAGGAGATCAGCTGCGTTGTCGGTGATCCAATTCGTTTGGCTTGACAAGTCCAGAGCTGGGAGTTTTTTCAGCACCTCAATATCGGCCACATAGGCGCGATCCGGCACCGGCGCGATCCGGATCGCGCCCTCGTCAACCTCGGCCCAATAGCGCGGTACGCCGGTCGCAGTGCCGTAGGTGCGGACCCAGTCTAGGTGGCGCTGCTCGATCATACGGCCCTCAGATGGCACGAAGATCGAAAAGATCTGCAACGCCCCATTTGGCCGGTTGTACGACACTACCCCAGAGGAGATGTTTAGGCTGGTGAAGCGCCGCCAGATTGCCAAGCCGAGGTCGCGCTGCACGACGTCGAGCGCGCGGTTGATGATCTTGGGCAGGTTGGCGACGAACTCCGCATTGGTGTCGTCGACAATATCCTGCAGCTCTTCAACGAGGAGCGCGTAGTTGGTTGTGTAGGCCATCAGGCGACCTCATCAGATTGTGTCGGGCTCACACCCCAGCCGCCACTGCCCCAGCCGCCACCGCCCCAACCATAATCGACCGTTGCATAGATCGAGGCCTTAGTGGCATTCACACTCGCTGATGGCAGAACGATACAGGATCCTGCAAGAAGTGAGGATGGATTGAATGCTGCCTCGACAGTGCCGTTGATCGAAAGTCGGGTTTGAATGTTCAAGAGTGGCCCGACCTGCACTGCGGTCACAAAGATGCTCGCCGGGATGTTGACTGTCGGGTGTACGGTGATCGGAAAGCCGATGCAGACGCAGGCGGCGAATGGACTCGGCGCACGCTGGAGCGCGAGCCGTGACGACTGATTGCCAGACCGGCCCACGGAAGCGACGCAGTATGACAAATCGATGCGCGCGCCCATTGCGTCGCGCTGCGGCGGTCCTGGGCGGTAGTTCATGCCGTCAGGAGGCGGGACGCGAACGAACCGCTGTGGGTGGACCGGATCGGGATCGGTCGTCAGGATTCCGCGCTCGCCGTCCTGGCGCAGGCGGCGACCCTTTTCCTTGAAGCCCGTGCGTTCGTCGAACGCAACCCCATTGCGCAATGCTCTGCCGCGACCTGCCATTAGTGCCTCCTCGGACGTGACCAGCCAAACGCCCTGAAGCCGACCTGCACCGGCCCGTGGTTCTCGTCCTGGAAACGGCTGCGCAGCGTCCGCATGAATTTAGCCTCCAGCGGCCCAGCAGCAGGCTGGTTCCACTTCGCGGCAAGCTGGGCCGCTAAGCCCTGGCAGTACGTCTCCCACCAGTTGCGGCGAGCATCGATTGCGTCTCCCATGCCGACCGGCATGGCGATGTCGCGAAGGCGCGTAACCTGTACCGATACGCCCGATAGACCATTCTGCGGCCACAGCACCAACACCTTCTTGCCAGCCAGTGAGGTGACGTTGCCGCCAGCCGCCTGCGAGAACGCGGCTGCTCCCCAGCCAGAGACGAGGGTGGGCTCGAACAGCGTTAGCTCGCCGGGCAGCGACTTCGACACCCAGAATAGGCTGGGGCTGCCGAGGTGGGTCGGTCTGGCAAGTGTGAAGTAATCCTCCCGCGTGGTGCGGGCCAGCGGCAGCGGCAGGCTGTTCGGGAACAGGAGCTGGCAAGCCATGACGTCGATCGTGTCGTCAGGCAATGTCACCGCGCCGCGCCCGGTCGGCAACGGGATCACAACGGTGTCTTCGCGGTACTCAGCAGTCGCCCGGCCTCCGCCTTCGTTTTCGATGATCGTGTTCAGCAGCAGGAGCGATCTGCGGGCCGAGTTGAGGTGGCGATGGCTGATCGATGCCGGGTCGAGACCGGCGCGTTCAAACGCCTCGTCCAACAGGTCACCAAAGTCAAAACCATCCATCGCCACGCCCTCCTTGTCAGCTATCGGTCGACAGGCTCAGATCGGCGACCCAGTCGACCCAAAAAGGCAACGTGGATCTCCAAAACTGAAGCCAAATCTTTCTGATGTCTTATACAACATATTACCAGTCCGGAAGTCCGTCTCCATGCCCTTCTTGACCGCCTTCCGCTGCCAGAACATCAGGCCAAGGTCACAGTCGGTCTTGAGAAACCATGCGTCAGGGTCGACCATGTAGTGGCTGACCATGAAGCCGTCGGGGATGTAGTCGCCGTCCTTGATCGCGTTGATGTCGTTGTTGGCCGTGCCGACGCGCCCCGTAGTCTTCAGGATGCGCTGCGTGGTGAACGTCTGCTGGCGTGGGATGATCAGCTTCTTCGGCTTGACCACGATCGGGCGGTTGCGGTCGTTCACGTAGCCAGAGATCTGGATGCACGCGTCCTCCAGGGCCTCTTCGGAGATGTCAGCAGGCGTCGCCAGCGTGTTGCTGTAGACGCCGCCGGAGTAGAGCGGGTGCGTGGGCGAGCAGAGCGCCTGTTGATCGCCGCCAGTGTAGTTCGAATTGAACGCGTTGTTGAACAGCCCGGCCCCACGAACTTCCTTGGCATGCTGCAGGGCCTTGCCCAGCTCCTTGCCGTAGATTTCCGAAAGATCCGCGTAGAGATTATCGTCGATAGCCTCTTCGGTGATCGCGAACGCCAAGGCGTATGTATAAAAGTCGACACGCGAGGTGTAGCCTTCCGCGCCCTGGTCGAACGTGATCATGCCGCCTTCGGATTTCTCCTGGGCTTCGCCCAGGCCGACGCGCAACACCATTTCTTCATACGCACGCTTGGACGTGCGCTTCTCAGTGAACTTCGTGTATTCGGGTTCCCAGGTGTCGTAGGCCATGCCGAAGTGGGCATTAATTCCATCTTGAAGGTCTCGCGCGAATTGCGCACGGGTCATAACCATTTGAGTGTTCCTTGTGTAAGCTGTTGGTTGACAGGCTGGCGCGATTAGACCGCGATGGCCATCGCGGCCCCGCCACGCTCATGCTTGACCATCCGCAGCTGCACCAAGGCATACCGCCCCTCACCCGAGAGCGAGTAGCCGATAGTGTCAGCGGTGTAGGCCGGGTTCACGTTGCGCATTGGTTGCTCCAGGACCTTCTCGATCCGGAACTGGCTGGCCGTGCCGCCAGGGGTGCCGACCGTCTGGTTGGAGCGGCCAAACACCGTGTCGGGGACTGCGTCGACGAGATCGACGAAGCTGCCGATGTCGGCGCGAGTGATCGTCTGCGAGCACTGGGCTTCGATCAGGATGTTGGGGTCGTCGTGCACCTGACAGCGCAGCGAGGAGCCGGGCGGGAGAAGGACCGAGCCGGGGATCCAGACCTTGAAATACGGGATCTGGCCATTGGCCGCGAAGTTCTGGCTGCCGCCGAACTGCCCGCGCGTGGTAATCCAAGCGCCAGCAAAGAAGCCGAGGAGCGCGTCACCGGCTGCGGCCTTCGTGATGCCACCGGCACCATCTGATTTGACGGCATCGCCGACCGCGATCGAGACAGCGGTGGCGGGGTTGAGAGCGTAGTCATTCAGCTCCTGACCGAGCGCCGACATATGGCGCGCGATCCGGAAACCAAACGGGTAAAGAGCGTTAGCCATTTGTCTGGTCCTCTGTGTTCAGATTTTTATTCAACCATGGTGGGGGCACGACCCCGCAGGCTCTTCACCTTGTCGGTGACCTCAAGGTCCCCAACGCGGTTCCGCTTCCGCTCCCTCTCACGCAGCGCATCCGTGCTTTCAGGCAGGGACGCGCCGAGCCGGTCGACCGAGTCGCCCATAGCGTGGTAGCGCTGCAGGGCGACTTGGCGTGGCATCTCGCACAGCACCAACCCGGCGACACCGATGACGCCTTGGCCGGTGCTCAGCTTGGCCGACGCGTAGGTCTGGCGAAGCTGGCTTGGAATTGTGTTGGGGTCGCGCGGGGCCCAGCCCTCGCGCAGCTTCTTGCCCCAGGTGGTTTTGGCGTTCTTGTCGGCACTCGGGTCGGTGCCGTCGACGACCCAACGCTGGACGTAGCCGGGGCGCGGCTCAGGCGCATCCAGTGAGCTGGGGTTGATCCACCTCGCCGGGTTGGTCTCGACCCGCTGATCGACGCGGGTCGCCTCCGCGTCACGCGTCTCGTGGGTGGCGTGCCGGATAATGGTTGGGCGTGCGCGCTCGAAAACGTCGATCTCGCCAGTGCGCTCATAAACTCGTGCCATGTGTCAGTCCCTCTTAGCGCTGCATGGCGCGTTTGTTGCCTTCGATGCGGGCCTTCGCGAAGGCCTTGCGGTGGATTGGGTTCTTGGGGTCCAGGTTGGCCCGCTTCATCGCGGCCTGATCAGGGACCGTGAGCGTGTAGGTTTTGGTCCCGTTCTGCGCCTGCCGCTGAGAGACGCCCCCGCCGGACGAGGAGCGGGTCGGGGCGACTGGCCCACGTGACGCCGTGCGGTTGCCCGGCGTCTTTTTGGGGGCCTGGATGGTGCCCACCTTGAGTTTGGGGAAGGCGTTCTGCACGCGGCGCGACAGCTCGCTGTAGAATCCCGGCGTGTTGGGATCCCAGCCGTCGCGGGTCAAGACGCTCGACTGGCTGATGACGAAGTCGTTGGCTCGCTTGTTCGTCGTCATCCAGGTCTTGTTTGAGGTAGCCCACCGCTCGGCCAATGGGTGCCGCGCCTGGATGCCGTTCCCGACCCGCTTGCCCTGTGCCTCTTGCGCCAGGATGCCGCGCGCCTTAGCCTCGCCCTCCTGCATGACTTGGCCGGGATCGGGAATGTTTCTCGCCGTATGCTCAATCTGAGACCGCAGGGTCTTGATCTCGTCGATCATGTTCTGCGCGCGGATCTCAGCGTTGACGTCGCCGTTTTCGCGGGCGTAGACCAGCTGCTGCTGGGCCTCGGACAACTTAGTGCCGACCGTCTCCAGCGCTACCTTGGCGGTATCACGTTGCTGGGAGTAGACGGCTGCGCGGGCGCGGGCCTCCGTGTATACCGCGTTCGCCTCAGCGGTGCGGGCGCGGTTCTCGGCCTCCACGACCCGCTGATTGCCGTCGTAGTCAAAGTCACCGTCGTCATCGACGACTTGCTGGCGACCTTGGCGCGCGACGGGGGCCTGGGACTCCTCATTCAGACCGTCAGGAAGCTCGTCAACCTCAAGCTGGCCCTGTCGCAGGTCTTCAAGCTGTAGCGGGCCATCATCGTCGCCAAAACTCTCCTCAAGATCGTCCTCAAGATCGACGAGCAGGTCATCATCATCAGCAATAGGAGGCATCTGCTTTTCCACTCATAGGGGCACACCGGCCCGTTGGTTTTTTGAAGCAGCAGCAGTAGTGCCCATAGAAGCCCCGTCAGGGGATCAGGCGAGCGCGATAGCGAGTGCCTCGGGGCGTGCGCCCCGGGGTGCATCATCGAGCTTGAAGCGGACCTTGACGCCCTCGACCAGCTGGCGGGGGTTGACGCCGTATTTCTTGAGTACAGAGAAGTGCAGGAACACGTCGGTACCGCTCGGCGTTTTGATGAAGCCGAAGCGCTTGTCGTCGTCGAACCACTTGATGGTGCCTTGGCGGTCCATGTCACCGATATGGACGCGCGCGACGCGGGGAGGTGGTGCCCGCCGACGGTCTTGCTGGTGCGTCATGCTCATGTCAGCCCCCTCAAAGCTCGATGCCGTTGAATTTCAAATTCTCGACGTCCGATGGGTCAACCCTGACGTTGAGACTGTCGTCAGTAATCACCACGAAGGTGTGGCCCTTGTACTGGAACCGGCGCGGCTGCTTGCTGTCGATGATCCAGAGGTCACCGATCTGGGGCCGCTCGTCTTCGGTGATGTCGTAGCTCTCGTAGGCCTTGCCACGGAACACGTGATTGCCGACCGCGACGATCTTATAGAGCTGGTGCGTCCAGTTCTGAACGTCGATGGTCTCGTCGGGCAGCATGATGCCGCCCCGGGATGTGCGGCGGATGCCGACCGGCATGGCCATGATCTTCCACAGTGGCACCCTGAGCTTGTGCTCCGGGACCGGCGTGTCGATATCGTGGATCAAGCCCTCGGTGTTGATGGCGCTGGCGGTGGCGAGGTGCCCGGCGGCACGGATGATCTGCTGATTCATACGCGTGCCCCCAGACGGCGGTTGCCGGGCGCGTGGATGCCGTTACGCGAGATCGGCGCACGGGCCTCGTCGTCCTCGTGGTTCTTGTTGTACTTCGTGTCGAACAGGTCCTTGACCATGATCTCGATCTGCTGTGCCGCAATGATACGGCCCCGCAGGTGCTCGTGACGTCCGTCACCGCCCTGGCAGGCGATAAGTGCACTGATCTCGGCGTGACGGAACGCCTCGATGGATTTTTTCAGGTCGGCAACAAAGTCTTCCAACATCTCAGTCCCTCATTTTTCGGGGACGTCTGAGCCGGATCGTGCGGGTCCATTCTCGATGTTGGTATTCGTTTGGATCGTCAACCATTCAGTGCAAAATTTATTGTCCACTGATGGTTGACATCAGCTGAATGACTATGTATCGAATTAGTCCTCGTCAGTGAAGCCCATCCGCCGGAGGATCTTTGCAGCCTCCCGCGTGTTGGTTTTAACCCCTTCAAACCGGTCCCCATGGCTGGCGCGCAGCTCGGCTGCCAGCCGGTGCGGGGAGACGATCTTGTTCTGGTCGACAATTCTTTGTACCGCTTCGGAGATAACCGGATGCCCCTCAGTATCGAGTTTCTGGTGCAGTGCCGACCGAGCCTTGGCGTGCTCTGCCGAGTGTCCAGCAGCCTCGTGGCCGCGACCCCCAAACAGGCCTGCGCGTGCCTCGCTGGTATCACTGCCGGTCGCCGCTGCCGTCGTTGCGCCAGCTGCCGCAGCTGTGATCTTGCCAAGACCGCGATCTGCGGCAATCGCCTTTTTAGCCTCCTCGACATCGCCGCCCGATCGGTTGAGGTAGCCCTGCGTCTTCTTGGCTACTTTGCCGACGGTCTCATCGGCCATCGGGCCAGCCGGGATACCGGCGCGCCGACGCACCTCCTCGATGGCCTGGGCGCGACCTGGGCCGCCCTTGACATTCAGGGCGTGGTTCAGGGGCGACATGCCGTCGATGTGGCGCAGTTTGTCGCCAATGCTCGACAGGAGGTCGTCCTGCGCACTGTGGCGACCTGCGGCCTTGTCGAACAGGCTCTTGGACATGGTCTGGCTCGGGTCGCGCGTGAACTCCCCGGACGAGGTTTTCGGTTCAAATAAATCGCGCCCCATGGTCTGGCTCGGGTCGCGCGTGTAGGGTTGTGTTTGGTCTGCTTTTGCGAATGGAGGTTTAGATGACGACGTTACCAGATCCGATCCGGTTGCACCCCTTGGGACTGGCTGACCAAAGGCAGCCATTATCTCCTCAGGAGAACGCGCCTGTCCTTGAGGCGGAAGTGGCGGAGGTCCCCGAAGCCCGCCGTCAGGGCTTGATCGAGTGGCTTCTGCGCCAGTATCTGCCGTACGATTGGATGCCTCGCCAGTGGCAACACGAGCACGATCTCCTGGAGCATCGCCGTTTCGAGGAGTTTGTGCAAAGCCTTGACCCCCCGACTGATATTGCGAGCCGCCGCCGGGCGTACGAGTTTCGTCACGGACAGAAAGCGCCGTTTTAGGCTGATCTGCCGCAAACGGCGGGATCTGCTTGCGCTGAATGGGCACTGGCTCGTAGGGAACGTCCTCTGCCTTGAGCTTGCGGATCGGCATGGCCGGGCGCTGCTCTGGGTCAAACCCGTCTGCACGAAGCTTGTCCTCAGCTGCGTTACGTTTGGCGTTCCTTGCCATATCCTTTGCCGATGTCGGCTGGATGGGTGCCCGCGCGGCGTTGATGAGCTTTTGTCCGCCCACGGCCATTAGCGAGCCACCAAGAAACGATGGCAGCGACTGATGTAGCGGGTCGTCAATCATGCCGGTCAAATTTTTAATGGCCTGATCGCGCGCCCGGGTGCCCGTGTCGTAGACGGCAGCATCCCACTCATCGGGCAGGGCCTTGCCTTCTAGCGCCATGCCGCCCCCAATGGCTCCGCCGGTCAGGTAGTCCTTGGTCTTGAGGGTTTGGCCTGCTGCCGTCTTTCGCACAGCGCCAATGGCAGGGATCGCAGTCCCAAGCGCGGTGAAGCCAACCATGGCTGCGGGAGCCGCCCATGGTAGCCGATCGCGAATGGGGGCCTGGGCTTGCCATTCGTCGCCCACGCGGGTCTCTTCGTCGGCAAGTGCCTTGCGCGCAGCTTCTTTGGCTTGTGCCAGCGGCCCGCTGTTGCGGTACGTTTCGATTTGCTGAGTCAGGGTCTTGACTTGGCCACCGGCGTCTTCGCGGATTTGCTTGGCTTGCCCAGCCCTCACGCCGTTGGGCTTGTCCAGGTCCCGCAATCTCTGCTGCTGCGCATCGCGCTGCTTGATGAGGTCGTTCAGCCCCGGGTCGGTCCTATCGAGGTCCTCCAGGCTCTTGCGCATCTTTACAATTTGCGGGTTGGATGAAACAGCATCCGACCGGCGTGTGGCTGCGCCCTGTACGCCATCGGCTGCCTCTGCCGCCGTCGTGAGGGTAGCCGAAGCCCCTGCTGCGCCAATTGCGCGTGCGCCACCAATGGCGCGCAGTATGGCTGCGGTCGGAAGCAAGCCAGCAATGGCGTTACCGGCTGAATTTGCTCCGTGCTTAGCCATGTCGCCGTATTCGCCATTTTGATATGACGTGTACGCATCACCACCTGACTCGACGGCACGACCCAGGGACGGGATCCCCGTCAATTCAGCCCCAACGTTCCCAGCTGTCCGCGCGAAGTTGCCCGCAGTCGATTGGACAGCTGCCCACTGCTCTGGAGACAGCTCGCCGGTCATGTTGCCGCTGCCGTCGCCATAGTCCATCCCGGCAGATCCAGGGATTGGATTGCCCATGGCGTCGTACAGCTGTTCATCGCGCACAAAGGGGGACTGGGCCGCCATCAAACACCTTTATCGATTACTGTGGAGGCATGCCGCCAGGAGGCGGGCCACCTGGGCCTTCTATCATTGGATCCTGGGGCTGCTCATCGCCACCAAGGGCTGCCGCCAGCTCCTGGATCATCTGGGTCACCTGGGCGAGTGCCTCGGCGATAGCGGCGAGGATCTCCATGGGATCGCCGCCAGGGCCTTCAGGCATGCCGCCAGGGGCTGGACCGCCTGGGGGCATGCCTCCACCTGGAGGCATTGGTCCGCCTGGAGCGGCTGCAAACGGGCTCTGAGGAGGCATCTTACTGTCCTTGTGATGGATCGTTGCGGAGGTGGTTGAGTTTGTTGCCGCGCGGCTGCTGCGATTGCTGCTGCTTGATCTGCATGTCCTGCTGAGCCGACTGGGCCTTCATTTGCCCCTCCTGCTCCATCTGCTGACCCTCCATGGCCATCTTCTGCTGGCCCATGGCTTGTTCCTGCTCCATTGACTGTGCGTCCATGTGCATCTGCTGTTCGGACTGCACGCGCTGCATTTGCATGTCGGTCTGCATCTGCTGCTCTTGCATCTGAGCCTGACGCTGCTGGGTCTGCATCTCCAGCTCGCTCTTCTGCTGGTCGATCTGCGCCTTCATCTGCGCCTGCATATGAGCGGTCTCGGCTTTGAGCCGCGCCATCTGCTGCTCGGCCTGTAGCTTGGCCTGCTCGCGCTGCAGCTCGAACTGGTGCTTCTCCTGCTGCATCTGCATGCCCTGCTGATGCTTCTCGCGCTCGATCTGGAGCTTTTCGCGTTCGATCTGGATCTCGTTCTGGCCCTTGCCGTCTTTGCCCTCCTCGGCTGGAACCGGTAGCCCAGCCACCTGAGCGAGCGCAGGAGCCATCTGGGCGACAGCCTCCGCGATCTGCTCTGGCGGCGTGTTGCCAGACATCTGACCGCTCTGTGGGTCCATATAACCAGCAGGCGCGCCAAGGCCACGGGCGTGGGTCGCCCAGGCGTAGGCCATATGTTGGCCGATAATCGCAATCGCTGCCGGGCCGACTTGCTTCTGGACCTCGGGATTTCCCCCATACTGCGGGTTAGACATAAATGCCCACAGCACCTGAAGGTGCGCGACATGGTTCTGCTCCGGCGTGACCATCACTGGCTTGCCCAGCATGATCGCCTGGACCTCGCCGATCGGGTCGTAGCTGATTGGTTTGGGGTCTGCTGGCAGCAGCTCGTCGATGTCGGGTACGCGCATCGCCTGCAGCATCCGCCGGGCAGCGATCTTGATCGGCACCACGCCGGTCTCGACCGCCATCTGGAACACGCCCTGCGCCTGCGCCATGCGCTGCTGCGTCGAAAAGATGTTTGGGTCCGACACCGGAATAACCGACACGCCGGGCGCGAAGTCGTCGACGTAGACCGTGCGCTGCTGGCCCGACACCTCGTAGGGGTAGCCGCCCTCCGGCACGTACTTTTGGCACAGCTCGTAGCGCAGGCGCAGCTCGCGCCCGAGCGACGCGTGAGCCATCCGGTGGATAGTCGACATCACCTTCCCACCCTGCTCGATCATCTGCTGGGTTGTGCCGACCGGCGCGTTTTTGGGGCTCTCGTCGCCGGTCATCAACTCAGTGGTCGCCGTAAACCGCTGCGCGGCTCCCTCAAGGTGGGCGACCATCTGCATCAGGACCGGAGAGGGCTCCTTGACCGGCAGCGGGAAGAAGGCGTTTTTGAGGTCCTCGGTGGTCGCGTCGACCGGGATCCACTGGCCCGGCGTCGAGATAAGCCGCTGCCCCTTGATGTTGGCGTTTTTGCTGATGAAGCCGCCCGAGAGCGACGCGGACGCCGCGCTGTCGAGGAGGACGCGGATCGCGCCGGTCGCTGCCGTCTGAAGTCCGCCGATGCAGTGAAACAGGCCGAGGCCATAGAAGCCCGGCCCGGGGATGTAATCATATTTTTCGATGTAGACCTTGCGGTTGCACATCGGGTCGTCTTCGTCCCAGGCGCGATAGATCGCCAACACCTTGCGGCTGGCGCGCTCGATCGACACGACGTAACTGCGTTCCAAGCCGGTCGGCTCGCCGTTCTCGTCGACGTGGTCGTCGCCCTCCAGGTCGATGTCGATGCAGGTCTCAAAGATCTCGTAGCGGTTCGACTTGTCGTCGCCATCGGGTGCGGCGTCGCTCATCTCGTCGTTCGCCGTCATGATCTCGTCGCGCGTCTCGTCGGTCGGCAGATCGATGTCAGCCTTGCGATAGTGCTTGACAATCTGCAGGCGGGTCAGCTCGTTTTTCGACTTGAACATGCGGTGCGTGAAGCGCTGCGCAGTCTTGAGGCTGGTGGCCTCGGCAGGCACGATCAGATCATTGGCCGACACGTAGATGCCAACGTTGCGCTGCAGGATCGGGTCGCGGTAGGTCTTGCGGAAGCTGTTGCCGTGGAACGGGACATGCCAGAGCAGACGCGAGGTCTCCTGGATGTAGGCCTCGTCCTCGATCGTCATCTCGTAGTTCATGTACTCGGCGACGCGCTCGGCCCGGGCGTTCTTGTCCTCCGTCTGCGCCCCCATCACCTTGCCCTTGCATGGGCCTTCAGGCGGGAACAGCTCGCCCATGGCACGCGCCCAGAACTGGGTGACAGCCTCGATCAGCAGGGGGTGGACGGCATTGGACGCGCCAGGGAAGGGGCCGTCGTCGATGTCGCTTTCGATTAACCCCATCATCTCAAGGCCGCGCTCAAATCGCTCACGCCACGGACGCCGCTCCTCGATGTCGTCCTCGACCATCATGGCGATGTCCTGGCCGAGTTTGTCGAGGTGGTCCTCGTCGAGCACAAGGGCGAGGTTATCGCCGTGGGTTTCGGGGGTGTCCATCAGGCTCGGCGCATTGAAGCCAGCCTCGTCGACGTTGCCGTCGGCGTCCATCTCAAACGTCGAGTGCAGTGGGTTCTCGCCCTCGCCCAGGTCGACCATGATGTCGTTGTCAGGCATCGGCATGCCGAGATCGGCTGCCGTATAGGATTGCTGACGTGTTTGGCCGAGGCGCGGCATTGCTGTCCCTCAAACTGGGTTTGGAAGCAGCAGCAGCAACGAGTTGTCAGTCCGGGAGCCGCCTTTCGGCGGACAAGGTCAATGGATGGTGGTATTCGTTTTGGGCGTCAACCCCGGCGCAGGAACCACTCGTGCGCGTTCTTGGTCAAGATCGCGTCCTCCAGGGCGTGGTGCGGGCTCGGGTTGAGGATGTGGTCGACACGCACGTCGCCAACCAGCTGCTTCAGGTCCATAACCATCATTGGCCACCCTTTCGGCAGGTCCATCGTGATCTTCTCCTTTTTTTGATGGGGTCAGGCCAGCCCCAGACACACGGTCGCCCAAGTCCACACAGCAAGCACGTCCTGGGGCATGTCTTGGCCCCGTGCATGATCAGGCGGTTGCGGCATCTCACTTTTCGATTTCCATAATTCGGTCAGCTATCGTGCCGAGCTGCAGGTGGACGACGCCGTTCGGAGCCAGCTCCAAGACGTTGATGACGACGACGCCGTCACCTCGATCAAAGCAGCCACACTGATCACGCAACGCGTCAGCGAGAATTGCCTCCAGCTGTCTCTTGCGTGTGATGTCCGGCCTCTTCATAGGCGCACCCACTTGCGCTGCTGCGCGTACAGGGCGATGGGCGAGGCCCGGCTCATCATCGGGTGCGGACGGATCCGCAGGCTCATACGCAGGACCTCAAGGGTCGCCCGTGCCATCGGCGTCAGCCCTGTGGGTGGCTTCCAGGTGCCTGTCACTTTTGCACTACCTCCTCACCATTCGTCACGTCAATCAACATGGCGGTGCATTTGTCCCTCAGCCGATCCAAATCCACCCGCAGAGCAATTGGCAAACCGCTCTTGTTGGTCGCCTCAGTAAGCGCGACGGCGACGGCCTCGACGACAGCATTGATGTTAATTTTCAACATATTGTAAATCTCCTTTTTAGCCCAATGCCTCCTTGACCCGGTCATGGCGATCTTTTGGCAGGTAACAGATCAGGGTTTTGATCAGGAAGGCGGCGGCGCTTTCGGCCATCTTGTCCCCAAGCTCCAGCTTGATGTCGAGCAGGAACCGCGCCATCGCCTCGTCGAGCACGCGGCATCGACACCAGCTTGTTGCCAGCCGCCATGGTCTCGATGCCGGTCAACATGGCGTGGACGAGATGCGTTGCGGCCTCTTCGGCTCCACGGACCTCGTCCACCGACATCTTGCGCGGCTCGGGGATGGCAGGCTGGCTCATTTATCGTCCCATCAAAATAAATAGCGCGGCCAGGATCGGCACATAGATCAGCAGGTCAAGCACTGGTGTCGCCCTCGCGGTAGTGTTCGGTAGGCTGATCGGGGATCTGGTTGATCAGGGGTGGCCAGCGGCGCGAGCGGTTCAGCGTCTGCTTGTTGACCAACGCCTGGGCGACCGCCAGCGGGGTGTGACCGGCGCGCAGTGCGCCGTCGATGCCGAGCGTGATGATGTCGACCCACTGGCCGAGCGCGGCATCTGGCGTGTGCGCCTGCCGCACCTCGTCGCTTTCGCGCTCGATGTGGCGCAGCAGGCCCTCGGTGCGGTCGCCCTCGCCGAACGTTCTCTTGGACCACGCCCAGTGGTCATGGATGAAGGTGACGAGGTTGATCACTGGCTGTCCTCTGGCTGGTTGATGCGGTCCTCTGGCGGGTTGATGCGGGTCGGCTGGAACACGGCGCGGTTTGCCCACATAAAAGCTTCCTGGATCTTGGTGCGCGCCAGGGCCAGCATGCGCGGGTCGATTGGAAGATTAGCTTGCCCGGGGACGTGCGTGCCGTTCAGGCTGCCCATCTTATCGAGCTGGCGCAGCACGCGCTCCTCCAGATCCTTGTTCTCGTTCACCAGGGCGACCTTATCGGTCGACTGGGCAGTGTAGCCCTGCACCGGCAGCGGCTTAAGGTCTTCTGTCATCAGGCTCTCCCAAGGGTTTTGGTGTCTTCTAGCGCTACGTCATCGAATGCGATGGCGAGCATGTTCATGGCGTCGTCGAGCGGGACGCGCGTCTCACACTCCCCACACAGACACTCGCCGTGGAACGGCACGAGGAACCGCGTCGCGGCCCGCGCCGTTATGACCGCACCGACGTACATCATGCCGTCAGGCGACATTTTCTCCTGGCCCATCATCACCCGTTCGAACTGCGCCGCCAGATCCCGCGCTTTCGTCGTCTCCTCGCGGGCCAGTTCCAGGCAGCGGGCCTCCATCGCCGCCCGGGCCATGGCTTTGGCGATCCCCTTGGTGATCTGCATGTGTCGGCCTCCTGGTGATCAATGACGGAATGCGCTTAGCGGGGGCGCGCCCCGAGACGGCCACCCGCCGGTTTGGTGGGGGCGACCCGGCCTTGCTGGGTGCGGGTTGCGGCTGGGGCGGCGACGGGGGCGCGAAACGAGTTTGCGAGCGTACCGATGAACTGCTGTAGGCTCTGCAGGGTCGGCACGTCGCCCTTGCCCTCAGCATCCCGGATCGCGTTGGTGATCATGGTCTGCAGGTTCCAGCAGGCGCGGAACGGTGCCGCCTGCGAACTGGCGTCGAACACAAAGCACAGCCTGCCGTCGATCGCGGCGATGTCGCCATAGCCGTTGCCGACGTAGTCCATAACGGCCTGTTTGACCTGCTCGGCCCCGTAGGCGTTCATCTCGGCACTGACCTGCTCGCGCACGCTCTCCAGCGCTCGCTGGATCAGCTCATCAAGCGTTGCGGAGTTGTCGCCATTGTCGGCCCATGACTGGGTGGCGTCGTGGGCGCGGTACTCGTCCTCGCCCAAAACAAAGTCAGGCCGCTGCCCGGCGTAATACTGGATCGCTTGTGATACGGGTGCTCGCATTGTTCCCTCTGAGTTGATCAATTGCGGCGACCGTGAGGTTATTCGCTCAAAACGTCAACTCTTGGCTGACTTTGGTCGTGGAAAACGCACCCTCAGTTGTTTCTGCCGCATGTAGACTTGATCAATTTGCGCCCGCAACAGCTTGATGATGGGGCCGGTCCCACCGAGCGATACCATGGCTGCCGCACAGGCAAGGCGAGCGGCCAGCTTAGCCTCGGCGATGGCCTTGGCCTCGGTCGGGTGGACACGGCCAGATCTGATGAGGGCGTCACAGACGTCCTCCAGCTCGTACAGCAGCGAGTTGACGACCGTCGTTGGCGTCACCACGCGCAGGAGAGAGCGTAGCCTGTCTACCTGGGGCTGTGTTTTATTCGTCATCTGGTGCCCTCGCGAGGCCTTGCGCCAGAAGCCAGAGGAGGGTGTGGGCGGCTGGCGCGCCTACACCGATGAGGATAAGGAGGCCTGTGATCATCTGGCGTACGCGCCCCCGTAAGCCGTGATCCCCTTGCCGATGGAGTAGTTCGTGTCGGCGATGTTGCCGCGCACGCCCTTGGCTGGCGTCGTCCAGCCGGACGCCTTCAGAATGTTGCCGGTCGACAACTCGATGAAGCAGAACACCGAACGATGGTGCTCGCCCTCGCTTTCGACGACTCGCAGGTACTTCTTGCCGCCCTTGTCGAAGGACAGGTTGAGCGTTTTGCTGCGGTGCTGGTGAACGTGGGTCTGAACGGCCTCAAGCCATGCGTTGAGCAGGGTTTGGGCGATGGTGCAATCTACTGTCATGATCTTTTCCCCTTGATCTTATGTGATGTCAGCTCATAGCTGACTATCTGACGTGTGTCAACCATTAGTTGACTAATTCAGATCGCTTTATTCCTGACGGTCACTTCAGCGTTGTAAAACGCTGTCTGGAGGGGTCGCCCTGAAGTCACCGGACTCTTCGTCGCCAGCCATGACGACAAGCACCGCCAAGTCCCGTCCCGTGTGTGCGCATTTCGTCTGCACAAGGCCAAGGGTGCCATCGATCGCGGCGAGGATCAGCTGCGCAAACATCCGCTTGCTTAGTTCGCTGGGTTGCTTGCTCATAGTGCCCCCACAGTCAGGCCGTCGCCTTCGATGCCGTCGATGATGTTGCCGATGTAGCGAGGCTCGACGACGATGCCGTTTCGGCCCCACGTCTGCGCGTCACTGGGGATGTGCTCGTCGACCCAGTCCTCTGCGGCCTCCGTGAGCGCCTGCAGGATGCGGATCGAGCCATGGTTGGTGACAGTAAAGTCGGCCATTTTGTCGTCTCCCAGTTTTGATGCTACCGATCAGGCGGCAATCTTCAGCTCGTCGGTGCGATTGACGCCCTTGGTGAGGTCGATCACCTTTTTGGCGATCTGGTCGATCTTTCCGGCCTCGGCCTTGCCCTTGTCGGTCAGCGCGACGTCCCAGGCGCGATCGTCGGCCTTGCGACGGACGCGCTTGACGATGTCGTACTCAACCAAGCGGCGGATGACGTTCGATACCGTCGAGCGGTCGATGCCGGTCGCCTGGATCAGCTGGCGCTGGTTGGGCTTGACGCCTGCCGCCTCATAGTCGGCGATGGCTGCCACCACGATCGCCTGTGTGTCGGTCAAAACGCAGCGGTGGGATGCCGCCACAAGCTTCCAGGCGAGCGTCGTGACCTGGGCGCGGTTGTGGCGAGCTTGGATTTCCTTGAATGCAGTCATATTCGTCTCCTGTGAGTTGATCTAATGCATGATCATCCATACAGGACCAACTCCGGTCTGTCAACCGTCAGTGGACAAAAAAGATCAGAAGTCGTCGCCGTCGTCGTCATCGACGTCCGAGGCATTGGTGACCGAGCGCCCATAAAGCCTGGGCACATGGCGCGTTTTCTTGTTGGTGCTGCGCCCGTACAAGCCACGGCCCTCGGTGCGGCGGTCAAATTCGCCGCGCTCAAGGTCTTCTTTTTCGTGCTTGTCCAGCTTGTCGCTGGGCCTATCGAGCAGGTTGACGTTGCGTGACCAGATCAGGGAGCTGGTGACCGTGTCGGTCCAGTCATCGTGCTTGCCGTTCGGGAATGCGGCGCATTCTTTGATCACGCCAGCCGTCATTGGGCCGGGCAGGTACCAGACAGAGCCGGAGGCGAGCACCACGGACGCGGCGTGAGCGCGCGGCACCTTGCCGTTGGCCCCAGGCGGGAACGGCGGCAGCCACTCGACGATGGCCGGGTAGTGGAGACCCTGCTCATCGACGTACCGCGACCGCTCGCGCCGCAGCTCCTGCAGCAGCTGGATGCCGGACGCTTTCTTCTCGACGATGACCCATTCAGGTCGAAAGAACTTGACGTGTTGCTTGACGATGTCGAACAGGTCGACCGCCTTCACCTTGCCACGCCACGCCCCAAGCATGATCACCTGCTGCTGAATCGGGTCGGTCTTATCGTCGCTGTCCTTGAGGCGGATCTGGCGCTTGCCCGGTTTCTCCTTGGTGAAGCTGACCCAGGCCGTCATAGCTGAATAGTCGTTGTCTTGACCATCCTCAAACGCCGTATCGTAGACCAGCCAGCACTGCGCCCAATGCTCTGGGGGCTCGACGTCGCCGGGTCGGTCCTTCTGCTGTTGCGTTGGATCCGGCTTGCCGTGCGGCCAGCACTTCCAATATTTGCGCAGGAGGATGATACCCTCGCTGGCCGCTGGCTTCTGCTGGTACAAGCTGTTCCAGGCACGCTCGCCCATGGCGCGGGCCAGCTCGACATAGCGGTCAGTGAACCACTGCGGCCACATCCGCTCGCCCAGGCGGCGATTGAGCGGGTCGTCGAGTGCGTCGCAGATCAGCGGGCAGCAGAACACCAACCACCAGCGACCGTCAGTGCCCCTCCAGAGCCCGCTCTGACCCTCCCACTTTTCGCCAAGTAGGTGACCGGCGGGATCGTCTTCGTGCCACCGCGTCTGGATCAGCAGCACCTTGCCGCCCGGCTTGAGACGGGTGAACAGGTCGTCCTTCATCGCCGCGTTGGTCTTCTCGCGGATGATCTCGCTCTCGGCCTCCTCACGGCCCGCGATCGGATCGTCGATGATCAGCAGGTCAGCACGGTTACCGGTGACGCCGCCCAGGATACCGACGGCGCGGTAGGTCGAGCCGTTCATCAGCGACCATGCGTCGACCGCTTGGTTATCGCCCGTCAACTGAGTATCCCATTGCGCGGCATACTTGTCTGACCGGCAGATCGAACGCACCCGGCGACCGAACCGCTTGGCCAGCTCGGACCCATAGCTGGTGCCAATCACGTCGGTGCCAGGGAAGCGCCCCATGACGTAGGTCGGCGCGATCACGCTGGCGTAAGTCGACTTGGCTGAGCCCGGGCTGAAGAAGAACATGATGCCGTCGGGGACGATGCCCTGGTGGCCATTGGTGAGCGGCCCCTCGACCGGCATCTCCTCCATCATCCCCTGGACGGCAGACAGGATCATTGCGCCGTGCTCGGGGATGTCGAGTTGTTTGGGATAGAACTCCCCCTCGTCGACCTCGTCCTTCTCAAAGTCGTATTCGGGGATCTCGACCTTGACCCCGCTGTTGATCTTCAGCATGTCGATCTGGGCCTTGCGGGCCAGCATCTTCTGCCGGTCATTCAAGTTCATCTTGCTGGGCGCGCCGGGCACCTCGATGTGCGCCGCGTACTCGACGATGTCGCCCTTGCGCTTGTCCTTGTGCATCACCTCCAGCGCCTGGATCAGGTCGCGACGCTCCATAGGCGTTAGCTGGCTCAGATCGGCGTTTTCGATGTCGTCGAGGTCCAGCATCTCAGTCGATCTGCTCGTCACGCGTGAATGGAAGCTGTGTCGGCATGGGGACGCCAGACATGTCTAGGTGAGCCCGTCCATTGATGACGTCGTCGAGCAGCTCCTCCGGCGACTTGTTCATCGCCAGGGCATTCTCGCGTAGGCGCTGCTCAAACAACTCGTTGAACGTGTGTGGGGTCGTCTTGACGCCGGTCTTGTCGGCGTTGCCGTACCACGCAGCCGCCTGAGCCTGCCCTGGGGCGAGCCCGAACTTGTCTGCTGCCTTGTGATAGGGCTTTGCCGCGAGGCCGTAGGCAGCGTCTGTAGGGGCCGACATCCACATCGTTGGGCGCGTCAACAGCTCCTTCATCGACGTCTCGCCATTGGCCAGTAGGTCGCGTGGGCTGTAGTTCTCGTACCCACCGTGGTCGGCTTGGTAGCGGATCGAGTTGGTCAGGTAGCGCGGATCTTTCTGGGCCATAGACAGCGTCCGCATGGCGTGTGCGTCGACGACGGCCTTAGATTGATCGCCTGCCAACGATCGCCCGAAGTGCTCGGTCTTCTGGCTGTCTTTGACGTTGTAGCCCCCCTCCTGGCCGAACTTCTTGCGGCTCAGGATGGCGCGTGTGTCGGCAGCAACGCCTGAGAAGCCTGCCTCCTTGCCGGATCGGGGTATCTCCTTGCCCTGAGCTAGCATCTTCATGATCTTGGTGGCCTCAGACACGTTATTCATGACTGTGTTCTGCGGGCTAGTCGTGCCGACAGCCTGCATGAAGCGAAGGTAGGCGTCGTCCGAGCTGCCTGGGCCTCGATAGAGGTCACCGAACCGCTCACGGAGTGGTTCGGTGTTGTACCAGTTCATCGAGGCGTTGCGGTTCTCGCCCGACAGCCCACGCTCGACCGCGCGATTGACCTCGTTCTGCACCTTCCGGCTCGATGCCAGCTCGCCGATCTTTTTCCGTGTCGCTGTCTGGTTTCACCTTCACGCGCGACTTGAAGTAGTCGACCTCGGGCAGATTAAGCAGGTTGTCCGGCGCGACGTCTCGGTGGTGCCCGTAGTCGAAGATCTCGCCGTCCGCCCTCTTGATGGCTGGGGCTGCGACCGACTTGGGTGCCGGGATCGGGCTGTGGTTACCCATCGGCAGGTCCCAGGTGTCCCCCAGGTCGAATGTGGGCATGTCGCGCCGGGCTGCAGACATGGCGACCGAGCCAGCGGGTGCCTTGATGAACGGACTGGCCCCACCAACCAGCTGCGAGATCGCCCCGGAAGCCCGCTCACCGTTTTCGCGCGTTGGGTTGGCATAATACTCGTCAGTGAACCGCCCGGGCTCCGTCAGGATGCCGGGGATTGCGGGCACGAACTCGCTGTTGTCGCCTCTGCCGTCTGGATTCGCGTATCTGCCGATCGGCAGGACATTCAGCGGGAACGGTGGCGTCTCGTAAATTTTACCCTCACGACCGCGCGCGCTCTTGGTCCTCTGGTTGCCCTCCAGAAGGCGATTGAAGTCGTCGTAATACGGATCGCTCATCGCCGTCTCTGTCAGCTATGGGTTGACAAGCGCACGCAGCTGTGCAAGCTTGACGCTACTGACATTCGTTTGCTAATCAACCCGAGAGATCGATGTGCACCCTGCTGCGCGCACCATACTGCTTTACACGTTCGTCCCCTATCGCCACACGCTGGAGCTTCTCAGGGTGGACAACGAAGGCAGACAGACGGTCATCAAGACCTGGGAAAAGTGCGACATCCGCCCCCTCAACATCATCGAAAACCAGCTGCGCATAAGCGGCATAGTCACTGAGCCAGCTGTGCATGTCAGGCAGCCTGTGTCAGTCCTCCCTCCACGCAGCGAACGGGTTGACGAAGGCATTCTCAAGAGCCCCAACGTAGGGATCTCCGTGTGGGCGCAGCTTGGGCGCGCCTTCAAACTGGGCAGCAGGTGACATCCCGATCATTTTTTGGTCTGCGAAGTGCGTCTCAGCGCCTGAGGCCTTGGCGTTGGCCTCTGCGTGTGGCCCGCTGTTGACCCAACTGTTCTGTCCGCGCGTCTCGGCTGTCATGGTTGGTCTGGCCTCGGGCGAATACATCGCCGAATGGGCACCCCATGCACGCTCCTCGCCGGGCGCGCGAAAGAACGCATTGCCATGGCCGAAGTGCCCATAGGCGTCGTGCACGGCGCGGAACAGGTCGTTGTAGGTTGCTGGCTGATCGCCGAATGACCGGCCTGATTGCTGCAGCAAGGGGTGATCGGCGAACGCGGCATCGGTGCCATAACCACCCTCGGTCGGGAAGATCTGGAGCCGCTTATTCTCAGCCAGATCCTTGTACCCCATCGCCGGGTTCTTGGCGTACGGGTCGATAATGCCGCCGTCTGGCCCCTGCTTCATGAAGTCGAACTCATAGCCCCGGCCCTTGAGCGCATCAAACTGTCCGAGCGTCTCGTCCGCGAGCGCCTTGTAAGACGCTATGGCTGCTGGGTCATACATCGGCGCAACGTCATACTCATTGGCGATCTGCTTGGCGCGGTCGCGGTCTAGCGGCTCGAACCGCTCCGGCACCATCGCCTTCTGGCCCCGGCTCTTCGCATAGTCGTCCATTGCATCGATAATGCCGGGGATCGGCTTGGCCTGGATCGTCTCGCCCGACGGCAGCGTGAACTCCTTGGGCATTCCTGGCACTCGCTCGTAGGGTGCGTGTCCAAGGATCGCCCGCTCCTTGGACAAGTGCGAGAATGGCGCGCCCAGGCCGCCCAGCATGCCCAGGCCGCCCTCGATAGCTGCCGTCTTGAAGTCGCCGCGCTCAGCTGCCCTCTGCCCGCGATTGGCCCCCATCGCCGCGCCAACGGGCGGGATCATCTCAGCTAGGTTCCCCAGCTTGCGGCCCCACTCAGCCGTGCTGCGCGTCTCGTCGCCCCCGCCAAGCCCTTTCGAGATCAGCTCGGCGAACTTCTCACTCCAGCTTGGATCGTAGTTGCGCAGCTCGGCAGCCATCTCAAACCTTTTGTCAGATAGCAGTTGACAGCGTAGTGAATGTCCACTATGAGTTGACATACACGCTGATCAATCATGCTGATATTCGAAGGAGACTGCAATGCCGAAAGCGACCAGGCCTCGCGTTCTCTATCTGGACCAATACGGCAACAAGTTTTTCGCCCGCACCGTCAAGGAGCTTCACCAGCAGATCGGCGGCAAGATCTCCAAAATGTATGTCGACAAGACAGACGGCACCACCAAGCACGTCGGCTACGTCATCGGCCAACGTTGGTTGACAGCCTACGCCCCAATCGAACGCCCAGCCTAAGGAGCCTGACATGAGCAACACTAAAACTATCGAGATCACCGACTACACCCTAGGCAACCGCTTCCAGACCGCGATCGACGCCCAAGACGCCTGCAACCTGCGTGCCCTGGCCCGCCAATTCGTGTTCGTCGTCGACGCAGCCATGGAAGAGCTGAGGGACACCAAGGGCACCTGGGATGACCCGGCTGTCGTCCTGTTTGTCAACAAGCTGGAGAGCCTGTGCCGGTCAGATGACCGCTTCAGCGCCGCGTACAGCGCCTGCATCGAGCGGGCCGAGAAGGTCGCTCAAGACAAATGGGAGGCCGCGTGATGACTTTCCACAGCAAGACCAAACCGAACGTCGTTTGGAACAAGGAGCGCGGCCTACTCCATATCGAGGTGCCGGGCGGGATCGTGAACATCAACGTCGGGCTCTCACTCAGCACCGGCAACAAGGTCACGCGCGTCGAGATCCTGGCCGATGGCGACCGCTACGCAGGTGAAACCCCTTGGTGGATCGAGGGCGAGAAGTGCGTCGTTGCAGGCGCATGGCGCATCATTCAAGAGCTGGAGAACACAGATGCTTAAAGAACGATACGCTCTGCTGGAGCCCTTCAAGGGCGTCAACGAGCTGGTCAAGGCCTGGGCACGTGACGTCGGCGAGGATGTCGGCAGCCACGACGCTAACGGGGTCTACAACGGCTACGACTTTGAGGTCGAGGACGTCGAGAACCAGCACCGATCGGGCTTCATCCCGTTCACCAACGGCGGTGTCGAGGTCGTGCTCTGCGCCACGCTTAGCGCCTGCGATGGCCACGGCAGCGCGCCAACCATAATCCAGCCTTATCTCGACAGCGCCTACAAAGATGCTGTTGCGGACTGGGATCGACAGCACCATGAGGCGACAGTCGAGCAGATTTACGCCAGCGACCGCGACCACCCGCTGCGCGAGGACTGGCACGAGTTTCAGTCCGTGTGGCTCCAGGAGGGCGGCACGTTCTTCTTCAAGATCCGTGCGCTGTACTACCACCCTGCCAACAGCTCGAATGAGAGCGGCGAGGAGGAGGTATTTTTCATGGTCGGCATCAACACCGACTTTGGGTATGGCCGCGACACCATCCCCTGGCTGCGCTGCTATGGCACTAATCCTCAGCAGACCGAATGGGTCTGGGAGGCGACCGTTAAGGTCGCCGACCTCGACGAAGACCTGATTAAGCAACTGACCGAAGCTGCAATCTTCAACCTGAACAACGCATAGGTGACACATGGCGAGACGATGGAAAAGCATCCAAGACGTGATCGCGGCCAATAGGCAGATCGGGCACCACTGGTTTGACGGCAGCACGATGCGCTTTTTCGAAAGCACTATCGAGACCGGCATCCTCAGGGGCTGCTACTTCATCACCAGCGAGACCGGACCAAGCCGCCAGACGCTCTACTCGATCCGTGTGGTGCGCAACAATGGCGCGATTGGAACGATCGGCAACTTCAACAGCCACGAAACCGTCGACGACGCAAAGGAAGCCTTGCGCCAACACTTACTTGAGTTAGAGTCAACTGAGGGTTGACATTATTGAAGGGGGTGACTATGACGATCAGGTTTTTAGACGTGCTGGAACGCATCGAGGCCCAGACCGGCCTGTCTGGCCACGAGGTGGCGAAGGTGATCGATGTCCGGCCAAGTAGTTATCATGAGCTGAAGTCGGGGCGGATGACACCATCGGCACTCACCATTCAGAAAACGAAAGAGTTCACGGATCGACTGCTGGCGGCGAGGAGGGGTAAATGAGTAAGCCACACACCATCACCAAGGATGACGTGAAGAAGTGGCGCGCCAGCTTCCAACACATCGCCTCCTCACACGGCTGCGACGGTCGGCCCAGTAAGCGGATCGAAGGCAGCGCGCGGGGCGAGTACAAGATCACCATCGACGGGCGGATAGTGTGCCAGACATAGGACATGGATGAGGCATTGGACTTCTACAACGGGGACGGCCCGAGAAAATACGAGAGTGACGATGACGACTGAACAAAGCGGCTACTGGCTGATCGATATCTATGCGGGCCGGATCGCGTGGCAGGGTCACTGGCTGACCTTGCCTGACGACTGGGTCGCCCTGGCATGGCAGTGGCAGCCGAATGGCTATCGCGTCTACGTGCGGCGCACACAACTCAACGACCCTAGCTTTAGTCTCGTGAGCGCTCTGACCGGAAACTCGCTCGATAGCGACCTGTCCGTCGGCAATCGTTATGTGCGGACCATCCCCGGTGTCGTCATCGGTCCTGAATTGACCGTCGAGGAGCGCCGGGCGGCGCGCGTGGTGCGTTTTGGCCGCGTAGGCCGAGCCCAGGCCTTGCGCGTACCAGAGTGTCCTGCCAGGATCTTCGACGACTTGGATAACCTCAAGGAGCTGGCTGAGCTATGACCTGTGAAGTCCCGCCCATCATCACGCCCTGCTGGTGCGGCTCTGGCTGGCCGATGAAGCACAGCGTGTACGAGGTGCCCTTCGACCCCAAAAGCCCGCAGATTTCCAAAATTGAGGTCTGCAACGCATGTCACGATACGGTGCGGGATGCGCTGGTTAGCGTGCGTGAGCTGATCAGTCTTTCTCGAACGGCGGGATGACCTTGTAGGGCCGCATATCCCACGCGAAACCATCTTGTGGATAGTGATGCCGCAAGTCGTAGGGCTCGATGTGGCTGAACTGACGCGGCGTGTCGATGCCGATCTTGGGGTTGCGCAACATCATGTCGCGCAGCTCCTGCTCACCTCGCGCAATCACCTCACCGTGGTCGTTAAAGTAGCGCTCCAGGTTTCCATGTCGATAGATATCGTCATACCGCGAGTTGAGGTCAGTGTGTTTGCCATATGACCAATCTTTCGGCATTCCGCTAGGGTGCAGCTCACCAACATCACGACCGCCTGCATCCCTCTTAAAGCGGGTCATCGCATCGCTGGCCTCTGGCGAGTTGAATGAAAATTTGTCTTTTGGGCCATCCCGCATGAATGTACCGAACGGCAGTCCGCTTTTTGCTGCGGCTCCATGCCCAGCAACTTCATGCGTGATCAGCGACTCCAGCTGGGGGATATTGGCGGCGTGCGCGCTTAGTGACGTGATCGGCCTGTTGGCCTCATGAATGCCGATGCTCGCGTTGACTGTGGTTGTGTCTGATCCGCGACCCAGGTTGCGGTCGGTCTTGATTGCCCCAGGCGCGACTGGAATGCGGGACAGGGATGGGTACGCATCAAAAAGCTCGGGATGGTCAATGACGTCACCGGACTGCAATCGATGGATTGTTTGCGTTATGTTGGGCTTATCGGTCTCATGCAGTGCCTCAGGCTTAAGTTTGAGCTGCGTGTCGTCCAGCGCCGTGTACCACTCTGGCGTTTCTCGCCCATAGGCGTTCTTGGACCAGCCGAACTGCTTGAACGCGTCGTCGTGTGACATGCCGTTCGCCACGGCCTCCTTGGCCTTCGCTAGGCTCGCCTCGCTGCCCCAGTCAGGATGCGGCGCGCCGCGCCTGGAAGCGCCCTTCAGGCTCTCCGTGAGGTTCTGGACGCCCATCAACCCGATCAGGGCATTAACGCCGTCACCGGCAGCCCTGGCGAGGTTGCGCGACACACCGTCGGCCACCACGCCCGGCGTCATGTCCATGGCGATACCCGCGCCGACCATGGGATTGATCCCGCCGCTCGGGTTCCACTCGCTGGGCCTTGCATCCTCCATCACGCGGTTGATGCGGGTGCCGACGTCGATGAGACCCCCACCGAAGATCGAGGGCAGCGCCGTGACCTCGCGACCGCGCTCGTCACGACCCCACGGCATAAGCGGGTTGCGCGTCCCCGGCTCGATCGGCGTCGTGGCCCAGTCGTACAGGCTATCGAAGACGCTCGACTTGTGCTCGGGCGTGGCATAGCTTTTCGTGAATGGGCTGTCCTCGTCGTCCATGGTCACTCCAGCAGCTTCTTGAAGCGATTGTTCGGCCCCAGGGCCTCAAGTTGGCCGCCTTCTCGCCGACCAAACAGCTCGTTGTCCGGCATGTCTGCAGATTTCCATGGCGGCACAACCGCTCGCTCCCATGACGGCATGTTGAGGCGTGCCGCCTGGATCCTGGCCAGCCACTCGTTGTTCATGCGTGAATAGGTGGCAAACGGCAGGTTGCTGGACTCTTCTCCGGCTTGCTCCTGCTCCTGCGCGAAGTGCCCCAGCTCGTGCCCTACGACATTACGCTGATTGGCTCGAACCACGCCGGGATTGCCCCCCCATGGCGGCGTGTAATCTCCACCCCTTGCAGACTCCCCGCTATATCGGCTCGACGTGTCTGTGCTGAACAGGGTCTGGTCAAAGGCCTCTGGATATGCTGCACGAAGATCATCGTGCCTCACGAAGTCCTGTAGGTGCCCAATTGTCTTGGGCTCCGGCAATGGCGAGCTGTATGCATCATCGCCGGGCTCACGGGGCGGGATTGGCGTGCTCCAGGCCTTGTGCAGCTTGGCCGCGTCCTTAGGGAAGCGCCGCTCGAACTCGGTCAGGCCACCAGTCTTCTTGCGATCGATCCCAGCCTTGGTGAACAGCTCACGCTCCAGCGCATCGTTCTCCCGCTGGCGGCGCTTGATGGCGGTTGGCTCCCGGGCCAAAGCGTCGCGCCGGTCACGCTCGGCTTGGCGTCCAGAGCTGTCGAACTCCATCTTGTCGTCGGGGATCTCATACCAGAACTGCTGCCTCGGGTCGGCGAAGAAGCCGGTGTCAGCCCATGTCTTCTCGCGCGGCACGCCCACGAAGTGCTGATCCTGCGCCTGGGCCAGCTTCTCGCGGTCGACCGTCTGTGACTTAGGCCCGGCAAACACCACTGGCTCGGCAACGGATGGCGTCTCGGCGAGGCGATAGACGCCGTCGTCGATCTCGTCGCGCATGAACGGTGGCCGAGGTGGCTTCATCACCCACGGATGATGGTATTCGATTTGGCCGTCAACAGCTCGTCCAGCCCTCGCTCCAGCTTGACCACCCGCTTCAACAGCGCACTCATATGCAGCTTATTCTCGTCCTCGATAGACGCTGCGACTAAAGCCTGCTTGCTCATAAGGCCGCATTGGCAGCGCTCGGTGGCCAAAGAGAATCTGTGGATGTGTTGGCTCATCACTTGGCGACCTCAACCTGGACATCGACCAGTCCGTTCGCTGCCAGCCACGCCAGCACGTTCATCGCCTTGAAGTAGCGCACCCGCTCGCCCTGGCTGTTCTCGCATGCCAGCTTGCCGCGCGGGAAGCCGCCTTTAGATTTCCAACCCTTGGGGAATACCAGAATGATGTTGGCGTCCTCGATCGGCAGGCCCAGCTCACGCGCGCTGTCCATCGCCTTGACGCACTGCCGCGCCATTTCTGCGGGTGTCACCTGTAGCTCCTAAGAACTTCATCCTGGAGGTCCAGGACAAACTTGCGCCAGTGCTCCTTCTGCGCCTCGGTGTAGTGCGTCGCCCATACCCCGCCGTTGTTACCGAGGGCGCAGCGGATAGCGAGTGCTTCGATTTGCTCAGGCGTCACCTGATCCTCCCCTGTTTCGGCTTCGGTAGCCCATAGGCCTGGCGCGGCTCGATCTTGATCTTGCCGGTCAGTTCCTGAATGCGCTGCTTGGCCTCCTCGACGCTGATGTTGATGTTAACGTTCGTGGCACCGGCCACGGGCGTTTCCGGCTTGTCCTCATAACCCAGGCGCAGGCGGCGCTGTTTGGCCATGAAGCGCCACGTTGATGGGTCGTGCTTGGCGTGCGTGAAGCCCAGCTTGCGGAACGTCGCCCGGCCCATCCGGCGACCGTCCTGCCATGCTTCTCGCGCCTCCGGGTGCGCCATCAGGAAGTTGGTGAACGTCGGCAGGCTGCAACCCAGAAGCGCGGCGGCCTCGGTCTGGGTGTGGTCATGGGCGGCGATGTTGGTGATCTGGTCCAGCGTGCGCTCATTCAGCTCCAGCAGCTTGCTGCGGGTCTTGTAGCGAAAGGCTGGCTTGTCCTCCTTCTTGGGAGTGGCATCAGAAGGCATCTGGTGGCTCATTTTGACGTTCATCGTGCTGATTGTAGAATGCGTGGCGCATCGCGTCGCGAGCCAAGCTGTTAATCAGGTCGACCTCGAACGCGCGCTCAGCCCTGGCATGGTTGATGAAGACCTTCCCCGACAGACTGACCGAGCGCAGCGCTGCTACATCGGTCGTCAGGTAGCGCGTGCTCTCCCGCAAGGTGTCCCGCATGTCGGCCTTGACCCAGTCAGGCAATAGGCCAGCCTTAAACAGCGCCAGGAGCTTGGGATTGCTCGCGATCAGCCATCGCGCATTGCCCGGCGTTGCACCTGCCGACATGGCCGTGTCGCGCCCTACCTGTCTCATCACCTTGGCAGTCTCTACCGCCCTTGCGGTCTCCATCTTGCCCAGCGTGCCAGCCGCCAGAGGTGCAGTACTGAACAGCTTGAGGATCTTGCGTCGGTCGATCATTTGCCACTCCCTGACGGCTTACCTGGGCGGCATGGATTGGCGCACCATGTTCCGCATGCCTCACAATATCCGCCTGCGAACTTGATCATTTTTTCAACTCCCGAATGGCCGAGCACTTGCGGCACAGGCAGCCTCCCTCGTGCGACACGACGCTATTGACACCCAGCGTCAGCCTGCCCGTCACAATCATGAGCAGCACCCAGCCGAGGCCGATCCAGACCATCAGGCCGGTGCCCCACAGGGCGTTGTTCAAGGCGATGTTGATGGTTTCGTGGTCAATCATGCTGACCCCTTCCTGATGAGTGCTGAGAACTGAACGTCGACCAACATCAGGAGCGCCGCCTCCTCGATCGCATAGAAGTCGTCGTACATGAAAGTGCGCCGAATGGTCGTCTTGTGTTGGCCCATGTGCCGCATACAGGTATCGATAAACTCCAGCTCGATGCCGGTCATGGCTTCACCCTCTTGACTAACTCTAGGCAGAACGCATTGGGGTACATTTGCCGGGCGCACACATACTCAGCAGACACTGGCGGCGTAGGAGGCGCAGAGTGCACGATGAAGCTCGTCAGGACTATGCACAGGCAGACTGCACACGCGATCGTCGCGGCCATTCCATATTCCGTCACTCTCCAGCCCCCTCCCGACGCGCTTTCATCACGGCTTTGAACTCCAGCTCCTCGCTGCCATCGAGCAGTGCTTTGCCCTTCATGAGTTTGGAGATCTTGACGATCAGCTTCTCTGCTGCCAGCAGCTGCTCCTGATCGAGCCCACTGAAGACCCGGAATTGCACCGGCCCGATCTCCCAAACCTCACCCGGAAACAGGTACGAGCGCGGGCCATCAGTTGCGGCAGCCTCGCCTTCCTCCTCCTCGCCCTTGTCCAGGTCAAACAGCCGCTCGACGTCCTTCTCGCTGAAGCCGAGCTGATCAGGCGCAAAGCCCAGCTGCTCCAGCTCGATCACAACGTCCGCCAGCTGCGGCTTGGCCCACCGGTGGTCCTTGCCGTGCTGGTTGTTGGCGATCAAGTAGGCCAGCGCCTCCTCGTCAGTCAGGTTGAGGATCAGCACCGGCACCAACTTGAGCCCCAGCAGCTTGGCTGCCGCAAAGCGGCGATGACCGGCCACAATGAGCTTGGTGCCGACCTGGATCTCGATCGGCGAAGTAAAACCGTGCTGCTGCATCGCGTCAGCTAGCTTGCGCACAGCCTCCTCGGTGATCTCGCTCGGGTTCTTGGGGTGTGGCCGCAAGTCGCCCAGCGGCATCAGCTCAAACGTACTCACGCGGCCTCCGGCTTCTCGACGGTGCCGCCTTCAGGGCCGAGGTCAGCAGGAGGCTGATCTTCAGACTCAGCCCACGACTGCGCATCCGCAATGAGGCCATCACGCACCTCGGTGAGACCAGCCTTGCGCTCCTCAAGGATGTCCATAAGCCGCTTGACCTTCTGGAACGCCTCGGTCTCGCCCGTCGGCAGCAGCATGGCCAACTGCGGCAGAATCTTAGCGAACGTCTCAACGTCGTCGAGGTACGCCTTCACGCCGGACAGGAGCGCCTGTTCGAGGCTCTGCAGTCGCTCACTATTCGCGCCAGCTGCCATAACCATCTCATGCAGCTTCCGCCCGTTGACCGTTACCATTCCATTGTCTGGAACGTGGAACTCAGCCTCCAAGCTGTTGATCAGCCACTCTTTTTGATATGAGGAAAATTCCATGCCAACCCCTATGTTATAATGTTGCTTCTGCGCAGTTTTCATCTAACGCCTACTGACGTTCGGCGTGGCTTGTCGTACACTTGCAGATGTTCAAATTAGATGTCAACCCCCAATTGACATATGCACAGCTGGGCACAAAAAAAGAGGCAGCCGAAGCTGCCCCTTAAGTACCCGCACAATCCAACCAGCGTCCCCTGACAGGTCATGTGTGATCGTCAGGTACGCCATGTTTTTTGGCTTTGCAAGTATTTTTTTCTTGACAACGAACAATTCACAAGAATATCAGCTGTCAGTTGCATTTATGATACAGTATAGATCGGTTTCTGATTTATGCGAAGTCTTCTCTCTACTATCCAGTTGTAAACGAATGCTTCGTTAATGTATGGTCCCAAGCCCGCCAGCTCTTGCGCAATCTGATCTGTGCGGTATCTACCGGTCTCCCATCTGCGCCTGATCTCCAGGTCGATGAGGCGAGCCTCCCCTAGTGTCATGGGCGCTTCTCGGGGAGTAGCCACTTGCCGTTCTTATCGATGGTGATCCCAGCCTTCGTCAGCGACCCGCTTGGCAACTTGCTGCCTGGGCGTCCCTTGCGGCGCTTTGGCTTTGCCGGTGACTTAGGCTTGGCGACAACGATCATAGGAAGGGGGCGCGGATCTCTTGGCTGGCGGTCCAAGTAATCGAAGAAGCGTTCCTTAGCTAAATGAGACACTCCCACAGTATTGAACTTGACCCTGTTAGACCTCAGCAGGGCGAACCACACATCTGCTGGCATGACCCGAATAATGTCGTTGCTGAGCCGGTCGACGATCTGAGGCACATTCATCCCCTGATCGAATAACCTTGGCGCTTTGTTGCATATGCTGCACATGATTATACTCCTTGTACGCTATTGGTTGACGTGTGGTTAAGGCTCATCCTCTACCAGGGTCACGCCGAGCTTGGCGGCGTGGGCGATCAGGTTGTCCTGGCAGTTAGCAGATCGGGCACGTCTCCAGGCTGCCGACAGCTGGCGCTTGATGGTCAGCCGCTCCTCACGCGTCTTTGGCCCGGCAACCAGCAGGCGGCAGGCGTCCTCGACGAGGCGCAGCGAGGTCTGTCGCATCATCCGGTAGTCGGGCTCAATTCTGCGGATCTCGATCATGACTTACTCCTCTTCTTGCGCCCCACCATCTGATGGTGCACGGCCTCGCTTTGCGTTAGCTGGGCAGGAAGGGGTGGGCTCACTGCTGCACCTGAATAATCGGCAAGGCGGCTATAGCGGCCTAAGCCCTCGCCTTTGCCACGCAGCTGGAAGTGTCCCACGTCTTCCCAGAACTCGGTGTTGGGATGCTTGACCACGTAGGCGAGGCGCGGGCCAAAGTAGACGGCGCAGGCCTGGGAATGCTTGCACTCGACAACCACCGTGTACGCGCTCGTAAATGCCTGCCCTGCGATGCCGCCATGCCCGCACGCGGTGTTACTCCAACCCTGCTGGAACACGGTCACGTTGACCTCGTAGAACTCGGGGCGGCGCTTGGTGATGTTGTCTTGGTCACGCACCTTGCGGGCGTTGAGGGATGCGGCTGTTTCGTCAACCCAGGTGTGGGTCACGTGATCGAACTCAGGCAGCGCCACGCAGCAGGCGTGATGCAGGGCGTAGGCCAAAGTGCTGACTGGGTCGCCGCTCATGTATTCTCCTCGATCTTAGATGCGCGCTGGATCGCCACGCGGGCTGTCTTGATGCTGATGCCGAAGCGCTCGCTGATCGTGGAGGTACCCAGGCCGGAGCGGTAAAGCTTCAGCACCTTCAGGTCTCGCTCGCGGCACGCCCTTTCTTTCTCGTCTTGCGTCACATGCGGCTCCTGTCAATTGTCAGTTGACAAACGGTCAAAAAGGTCGAGCGTGTCAGGATCTCGTCCTGGGCGCGGATTTGGCTGGATGTCTCGTGTCAGCTTGTTCAGCTCATGCGGGCTGATCTTGAACTTCTGGGCAATCCACCAGCGCGGCACGCGAGCCTCCCTGACGTGCAGGCGGATCTGGGCGACCTCGTCGTCGGTCAGTTTTGCGGATGGGATGCGCTTCATTAGAACGGCACCTCCCCCTCAACGGTATAGCTGGTCGCGGCCACATAGCCGAAGTGATGCAGGGGGGCGTAGGTGAAAGCCCAGTCACAGCAAGTGGCATAGGCCGCATCGGCTGGATCATCACCCTCCTCAATCCGCGCGTCGTAGTGAGCAAGAACAGCCTCGTAGCCGCCATCATGCACACCATCTATACCAACTGCGCGCTCAAGCTCGCGGCGGTAAACATCAGCCAGCATCGATGTCACCCTTCATGGACTGCTCAAGCGCAAGCAGTTCGTCCCTCAGTCTCTGCATGCGGGTGACTCGGCGAACTTTGTCGTGACGTTTGCGGGCGGCACCGAGCAGGGCCATGAGTGCGTCGACCTCCTCGTCCACAAGCTCAAAGTGCTGATTAAGCGCGGAGTCGTAGAGCAAGATAGTGGCATGGGTGGTAGCGGTATCGCGGTTCATTTGGATGTGGATATGGGTGAAGTCAGTCACAGGATCTCCGTAATGGTCAGGCCCGCATAGAGGGCTTCAAATAGCTTCTTCTTCACGCGATACGCCGGGTTCTTGCGGGTGGCCGGGCTCTTCACGTCTTCGATGATGACCTGACCCGTGTGGGTCTGATATCTGAAATCTGGCTTAATGGCAGCGACCTTGACTCCGTTGACGACGAGTTTATAGGTGACCTGCCTCTCCAGGCTCTTGATCTCGCCGGTCGCTTCCATAAGCTGCAGATCGCGCCAGCGCTTGGCCTCCCGCTTGCTGTCGATGACGATGTCGTCCCCATCGGCCTGGGGGATCACGACCTTGGTGTTCTTGTACTTGCCCGGCTTGCGGTTCGCCTTTGCCTTAAGATCGGCGATGATGCGACGGCCTTCAGGGCTTTTGACGGGTACGGTTTTGATCATGCTGCGACCCTCTGGCTGCGGTCCCAGAACATTCCCAACTCTGACCGGCGCAGCGCATTAATTGATGGTTGACCCATGCCAACAAGCACAATGCCGTGGCCGGGCGAAGTGCCGACCGTTCCGTCGGGCCGGATAAACTTGGTCTTGCCGCGTGACCACAAAAGCGCCTCAGCGCGGTGCATATGATCATGCCACCATGCCGAGCTAGTGTATGAGCGGACGATTGCAATGCCGTTGCCGTGATCGAAAAATTTGGTCAGCCACGGGATGTGGCCATTGCGTCCACCAAACGGTGGGTTCATGAACACAAGACCGCTCCAAGGCTGAGCGAGGCCATCATCGATCTTGGTGTAACAACGAACCGCAGGCACGTTGCACAAGTGAAGGCCAGGGGAGCACGGGTCGAGGTCGAAGGTCAACTTGAGACCGTCGAAGATCTCTCGCGGCGTATACCACTCGTCGCTTTCGCCAATGCTGTTTTCGTGCTCAGCCATGCGTCCCTCATCTGGTCTCTCGCACACCCTTGCTGATTTGCATGCTATTGTCAACTAGCGGTGGACACATTTTATCGGCAAGCGTACACGCCCGTCACATAGGCCAGAGTGGCATGTGCAATCTGCCGCTCGTCGGTCAGCCGGATCTGCTCTAGGTCGATCTGGGCCAGGGCCTCAACGGCATCCAGGTAGGCGCGGGCGTCACGCTTGCCTGCCTTGTAGGCTGCCTCGGTTGCGGTCAGCACCTGGGCAGCGATCGCCCGGCGCTTCCCCAGCAGGGCAACCTGACCGGTCCCAAGCTGGATGGTTGTCCATGCAATAGATGCTTGACCGGCAACCTCGTCCTCGCTCGCGCTGGAGCGGTATGTCGCAGCAGACGCTGCCGCCCGGCGGCTCTCCAGATCGGCCTGCGGCTCGGCACCCCATGGCAGTGGCACCCGAGCCGTCACCTTGCCATAAGCCTCCTCAGCCTCGTACGTTCTGGCATATTGTACGCTATGCTTGACGCCCACCTGAAGTGCAACCTCCGGCAGCCTGGGCCTGGAGCGCTGCGCCAGCTGGATCGCTGCCGTATCTTTAGCCAGCCGTGCCTGCCTCAGCTGCGGTGCATGGGCCAAGACGGCAGCCCTGCACTCCTCCAGGCTGGCACAGGCAGGGGGCACTGGCTGGCTGATGACCTTACGGGCAGCGCTTACAGCTCCACCCCACAAAGCCAAGCGGCGATGCTCGGCCAAGGCCGCCCGCTGCTGCGTGTCGCCCTCTGCCAGCAGCCAGCGAGACAGCCGGTCCCGCACATCCAGCAGGTCGACCTCCGGCACGTCCTTGGCCTTCACCCGCTTGCTGACATCTGCCATGACCCGCTTCAGCTGGCGCTGAGTCTCTCCTGTAACCTTGAGCCGGTCATTTGTTGACTGAGCCTCGATCGCAATGGCGCGGGTTTCACGTGAAATTGATCCGCAGACATCATCCAGCGCAGCTGATCGTTGTGCAATCGTTGCGTCGGCAACCCTAAGTTCGTCGATCAGCAACTGGTCCTTGATGATGGGCTGCGTCAACCTGACCTCGGCACTCCATGGCCCTGGTGCACGGTCACGGATGGAAGGATCAGGCACCCCATTGATGGTGTCGCGTGTCCAGGCGGGTCCGATCTCGCCGGTCGCCTCCACGGTTGGCATCCAGTTCGCGATCACCCGGCGGCGTTGCGCGACCGCCTGAGCGAGGTCAGCCTTGGCTGCCATCACCCGGGGGTGATCGGAAACCTCGGGAGCCCAGCAGGGGGTTACTGTAATGCTATAACATATCATAGCGAGCAGCAGGCGTTTCATGGATCCCTCACCTTATTGCCCGGCGAACCGAGCTTGTTACGATTGACGACAGCCATCCCGCCGCTGTCTGCGGTTGGCCGATGATCGTCACCTCGACCTCAGTGCCGAGCGCGATGGGCTCGGATGGCGTCAGCACGACGCGGAACGCCCCGTCGTCATACCGGTCAGATGATACCGTGCGGACCTGGGCGCGTATGGCGCGCCCGAAACGCACGAAGCTGGTCTTGATGCGCACCTCGGCCTGGGTGTCAGCCGCAACTGATGCACGGTCGACAGGATCCAGCTTGGCCTCGATGATGGGGTCGCTATCTGGCACCACGGTCAGCAGTGCGTCGCCGATGGCAACCGGTGTCCCAGGTGGGCCTGCCTCGATCTGCTGCACGCGCCCATTCCTCGGGGCCGCAATCACGGTCCCGGTCAGTACGCGGTCAACCTCTGCTAGCCGCTCCTGCAGCTTCAGGATAGTGGATCTGCGGGCGTAGCTGCGCTCCAGCCATTCGCGCTCCTCGGTCGACTGGTAGATCAAGGCTTCTGTTAGGTCTGATTGAGGGCGCAGGCCGCGCTTTACGAGGTCTTCGGTCGCGGTGACGCGTGAAGACACAAGTTGCTGCGCCTTGGTGCGTGCTGATGTCGAGGCCTGGAGTGTAGTCTCCTCCAGTCGCGCCTGGGCGATGATACTTTCCCGCTGTTTTGTATAATCAGCCCCGTCCAGTGTCAGCAGAGTATCGCCGCGCGAGACGTGGTCCCCCTCCCGCACCAGGAGCGTGGACACGCGCGACGTTACGATCGACTTGATGGCGGCAGCGTGGCCGTCAGGGGACACCACGCCGGTCATGACGGTCGTCCCCGGCACCGGCACCGCCAGGGGCAGCACAACCAGCGCGCCGGTCGTGACGCAGCAGGCGGCGAGGCGGTTGCCATAGCGCGTGACGTCATCGGACGCAGGCACCGGCCCGGCCTTGAGCGTGTTGGCCGCCAGGATGAGCCGAAAGCTGTGTATTGCCGCCTTCGCAAGCTGAAGGTTGCGGAAAACAGCGAAAACCCGGCTACAGATGCTGGCCACCAGGAATGCAGCCGACAACAGCACACCTGGCGACAGGATGCCCCAGATCGCCAGAAGCGCGGACAGCCCCATCGCCAGGACGGTAGCCCCGGCCACGAGCCCCTGAGAGGCGATTGACTGGCCGAGCTGTTGCGCGGCCCAGATGGCAACAACCAGCAGGGCGATGAGCAGCAGGAACGACCAGTGCGCGGCAACGAGGCCAGCGATCAATATCGGCGTCATGCACAGACAAAGGAGGTCCCACGGCACGTTGGCCCGCACCGCAGTGTCGATGACGCGCAGAGCCTCCTGCTTGCTGTTGGGTGCTACGATGCTGCGCGCGACGGCCCAGCAGGCAGCGAGGTACTGGGTGGCACTATGGGCCAGGGCGACATTGACGCCCATCAGCAGGCACGCCAGGACGCCCAGCACGGCCACGGTCTCGATGCTGCGGCTGGGGATGGCACGGTCGGCCAGGATCAGCGCGTAGACACTCGGCACGGCTGAGAGCACCAAAGCGCAGGCGGCAGCGAGTGCTGCAAACCAGAGTCGGGTCTTGAGATAATGATCCACCACGACGACAACCCACCCCAGTTTCATGAGGCAGGCTGATCAGCCCGCGTTTTCCCTGGTCTCTCGGTTGTGGTATTCGCGGGTGGCGTCAAGTCGCCATCAAATCCCTTTTCAGTCTGGCGCTGATGTCATCGAAATCGGCTTGGGCTTTTTTTGAGTTTGTCGGTCGCATCATCGAGCACCTTGTGTGGGTCGATAATGATCCAGCAAACGTAGGTATCGCGGTACTTCCCAACTCTAAGCTCGCGCTCCAACTCGGTCGGTAAAAAATAGACATCCTTGTCAGCGAAGCGGCCAGCAAGCCACATGCCCTGATCTGTGGCTAGGTCGATCAGGGCCATGAACTTACGCCGGTCGGCGCTGCGGTTCCATTTGGGGTCGTCGCTCATCACGACTTTACCTCCTTCGGCAGCTTGTAGGCTTGCAAGCCTACGTGGTTCCAGTTGGGGTCGTCTCGAAGGCCGTGCAGGATCGCGCCGTCGCTGGGCTCGCCACAGCCCCAGGGGCGAGCGTTGCACCAGTAGGTCTGGGCCAGGACCGACTTTCATTTGCGCCCGTGAGCCTTAGCGAACCGCGCTATGGCGGCAGCTTCGTCGTCAAATAGGGCGCGGGGCCGGTTCGCGCGTCGGCTGCCGACGACCCATCCGTCTTTCGTGCTCGGTGCTTGCTTGATCGTCATGCGGTCCTCCTTGGTGGTGGTGGCGGGGCGCTGAGCCCCGCCTGTTGGTCATTTCACTTCGGTGGATACTGATGTGATCTCAATCTCAAACCCAAACTTCTGAAAACGTGCAGCGCTGGTCTGAATGGTGCGCTCACTGGCGATACTCTCGCAAATCCAGTCTCGATAACGCTGGATTCTCTCGTCTGGCTTGCCCTTGACCCAGAGCGCATGGGTGTAGATCGGTTCTTTGTGCGCCTTGCTGGTGCGAGTCTTGGTGAGGCCGCTCTTGGTGGTCGTGGTGTACTTGACTGTCATGGTATGTCTCCCTGCATTGATAATCAAAACATAGATCATCAATGCAGGGATGTCAACTGTCAGTTGACTTAAAGATCAAAAAAGTGGGCGGTTGCTTTCCACCGCCCGAAGTCGCCCAAATTCCCGAACTCACAGAGCTGCCTCTATCAAGCCGGACGCCAGGGGAGGCGCTTCTCTTGCCGAGAATTAGAACTTCACGATCGCACCGACCTTCATGACGTCAACCTTTTCGTCGGCATCCATGTGCTGCCAACCGGCATAGATGTCGAGCGCTGCCGCATCAAACGACTGCACGGCACCGAGGCCGTAGAGCATCAATTCAGCTCCGCTACCCGAGTAAAGGCCATACTCGCCCATGAGGGTGGTTTTGCCATAGCCCGTGAAATTGCGCTCGATGCCGCCCGTGACGTGATAGCCGTCCAACGTCGCTTTCCCGACGGTGGTGTCATCAAACAGCGCAGCGAGGCTCACGTTGCCCTTGCGGCCATACGCGCCGGTCACGAACAGGCCGGTGGTGGTTTCCATAACCGAAACCGAGCCGCCGAAGAAACGTGGAGCGGCGCGCCGAGTTGGGTTGACGCAGTTCGTGGCAGGAGGGACTGGGGTGCAGGCCCCGAAGTAGTCGAGGTTAGCCTCTTCACGGTAACCGACCCCTGCGGCAATCTTGAAGGTGAGTAGTTCGCCAGCGTAGCGTGCCGAGATGTCCTTCTGATCTCCACCATCAGCCCAGGCAGCCGAGAGCGTGACACCCATCAGCGCAGGCGTGTCATAGCGCACGACGTCGCGGCGTGAGCCGTCAAAACCAAGGTCGAACTCGATCGGCAGGCCCGACAGGCTGAACGACTTGGAGACGCTGGCCGTGTTGGCGACGCTGATCTCGACGATACCGTCGGTTGCCTGCGAGGTGCGGCCCAGGCTCAGGCGACCGGCGGTCGCGCTGTCAAGGTACACGAAGCCGTGGCGGATACTCGTCTGCGCGTCGGCCAGGGTATCGATGCCGACTTCCAGGACGTAGCCAGCTTTGAGGTCTGGGCTGATCCGGCCCTCGCCGATGAAGCGCACGCGGCTCTGCTCCAGGCCGTTACCAGCGACGCCCTTCTCGGTGCCGTCAGGCGTGTCGATAATGAGCAGTTGCTGGTTCACTTGACCCGAGATGGTCAGGGTCACTTTGCGATTACCCTTCTTGGCGGCAGCGGCTTCAAGTTCGGCGATACGTTCTTCAATGTCGGCGCAGCAGGCTTTGCCGCCAAGGTCGGCGGCGAAGGCTGCAATGGATGATACGAACAGGCAACTCAGCGCCAGGAGCGCTGTGGCCAGGATCTTTGATTTCATGGTTGGAGGACTCCTGTTGCGGTCAGCACGATGATGTCGCGTAGACCCGTTCGATGTTGGCGTCAACTCTCGGCTGACTAGAAAGTTTGGAGCGAGGCAGGATTGCCTCACCCCATTCGTGATTTCGTGTCGGGGCGTTAGTTACTTGGGGGTACTGGTGGGGGCTTTGAAAGGAACGACGGCATCCCCGTTGCTTTCGGCACCGGCTGGGGCACCGCGTCGGGTGCCGGAGGCGGTGCGGATGATGTGGTGGTGACGGAGGGTGAGGCAGTAATTGCAGATACAGGGACGGAAGATCCTGGCCCCTTGATCACCTGGGCAAGGAAGGCCTGCAAGCTGGCGGCGCGACCTTCCAGCTGGGAGGCGATAGCGCGGTTCTGCTCGGCTACTGTCAGGCATTCGGCGGCCCTTGCGTTGAGCCACGGTACGGACCCCCCGGGTCTGAATAGGTTGGTGTAGCCCCACCCAATGGCAGGAAGGGCAGTGCCGCCGACAATGCCCCGCTGGACGAGGAGGGCGGTGTCGACGTTGTTGAAGGTTTTGGTGAAGAAGGTGAAGAACTCTTGAGCGGAGGTAAGCTCGGCTGCGGCCATGGGACGGTGGCTCCTGCATTGATGATCATCTGCTCGTAGGCGGTGCAGTCCAGTTCGGCCCTACTGCGCCGTTTGACTGCGTCGTCACGCGCCTTGGCGGCGGCCTCGTATCCCTCCCTTGCTGCGGCAGTGTCGGCCTTTGGCTGGAACAGCGGGCCGGTGATGTAGCGCACGAAGATCAGCGCAAAAACCACGATCAGGGCGCACTCGATCAGCTTGGTCCAGACCTCGGCGGTAATGTTCATGCGATCCTCGCGAATATCTGCTAGACGTGATGATGGTATTCGATGGAGGTGGCTAGTGTCAGTTGAGCAACACAAAGCTGAAGATGACGATCGCAATAAGCAGTCAACTGGACGCAATCTGCTGGGGCGGGCCGGACAAGGTGCGCTATTGGCGCTGAGCCGGGCACAAAACCTCGCACAGGAGCTGGCCCAGTCTGTGGCGGTGATCGCTCAGCCGGTGCAAGCTGCAGTGCGTGCGGTTCAGATGGTGCCAACCAGCGTCCTAAAAGCGGCAGCGCGTCATCTGCGGGTGCTGCAGCAGGCGGCATCAGCAACGGAGGCTGGGGCGCGGGTGGCGGGTGTTGCGATGAACGCGGCCATGGCAACCTCGCCGCTGATGGAAGCATCGATCCTGGCCGCACTCGACCTCAACAGCGAGGGTGCCGTCAAGGAGACTGCCAAGAAGCTGACAAACGAACAGGCTGACTACGCCGCTAAGGCCATCGCGTTCGCCCAGGAGACAGCAACCCAGACCCACGACACCGGCAAGGCGTTATCCAGCCTGACGGTCGGATACGACCTCGCTCAGCAAGCAGACAATTTCGGCCGCACTGATGCGCATGCTGAACAAATGGCGCCACTCATCCTCTATGCCAAGATTGCGCCACCGGTTATTATCGGAGTTGACCTCGGCGACACGCGCGAGAACACCGGCATCCACATCATGGTCACGGTCCACGACGAGTATGTTGGTGACGTCACCAAAATGCTCAGCCTATCGGCACAGAACTACGAGCTGGTCAAGGGGCTCGACATCCCGTTCTCGTACACCGACAGCTTCGGCCACACCGTGTCGACCACGATCCGCGTGCCGATCCTCGACGTTAACGAGGTGCCCGAGACGCCGGTCATCATCTCGACGTTCGATGGGCAGCAGCTGGTGATCACCGCGACCGCAGCAGACCCCGACGGCGAGATCCTGCCCTCGCAGACATGGACCTACACTGTGCAGCAGCTGGCGGCAGGAGCACCGAGCTTCACGGCGACGTTCACTGATGCTGGTGGGTTGATGTCGAGCGCGCTGATCGACCCGCCAGAGCTGGCAAAACAAGCGGCATTGGATTCGCCGGTTGCCCCGACCATGCTGGGGTATTCGCTGGCAAGTTTGCCGGAAAACCAGGGCGGTGTGTTGATGGTCACGGCCTACGACGCAGTGGATGGGGTGATCGTACGGGGCTATGCGCTCTCGGCCCAAGACCACGAGACCACCCCCCAAATTTTGCAGCACGTCGAGATCATGAACTCCGCCGGGCTCAGCACCAGCAGTGACGTGTCGATCACCATCACCGACGTGTCGATCACCATCACCGACGTCTTCGACATCAACTGGAACGAGGTAGTCGATTCGCCGCCGATTATTTAGACAGGTAGCCCGAAGGCCACTGGCGTTACTCCACGAAGTTGATGATGGCCCCGGCAGGGACGCCGATCAGCACGGTCTCACCGACCGGGATGGATTTGTGGTTCGTAGTTGCCAGCAGGGGCACCGAGAACAGCGGCTTAGGTCGCACTGCCACGTAGGCAACCGCTGCGCCTTTGTTCTCCAGCTCGACGAAGTGGGTCTTAGCCTCCAGCTCGACGTTGACGCCACCAGGGGCGGGGGTCGCCGTCTTGATAGGCAGCCCGGCCTCGTCGGTGACAAGGACGCCGTGCAGGATGGGCAGCTCGGTGCCGATCCTCCCACGTGCTACGTGGGGGTATTCGCGGATCACAATCATGTCAGCTCCGGATCTTAGGGAGCACGAGGAGGAATCCGACTGAACAACCGGTGCCGGTGGCTAACCCGGTTGGCGTGACGCGGAAACGGGCGTCTGATGGCACAACGCCTGGGGTCGCCAGTGTGGCTCGACTCACGGTCGAGACTGGGGCGGCATTGAGGTAGGTGATCGCGTTTGTCGTGTCGGTCAGCGTGACCGTGCCAGCCGTCGCCGTGGCATCGGCGTCTGGGATGATCCAGGTCTCCAGGAGGACGGTCCCTTTGGGGAGCACGAACTCCCTGACGGTCGTCTCGTTGTGGAGTTTAACCGTAAATAGGGATGGCTGGGGCTGGAGGTCGAAACCGCTCTCGCTGGTGCCTCCCGTGGCCACGCCATTGACATGGTTAGTTGCTCTGCGCAAATACATTCTGCTCTCCGATTATCATGTTTTTATGGAGGTCGTGAGCAGCAGCATCAGCGAGGGAGAATGCGGGCCATCAGCCTGCAGGTTGTCGATGATGATGTTCGTTTAGGGTTGCAACAAAAAAGTTAGTCTGGTGGGATGTAAATGCCAGCCGCGAAGCCATGATCAAGTAGAAGCCCAATAACCTTAAGCGGGCGCTTCAAGCGAACAAACGGCACGAGAGCCTCGCCAGTCTCGATTAATGCCTTCTCGGCCTCGGCTATCTCATCCGCAGCAAGGTCGCCGCTCACAAAAAGAATAAGACCGGCTAACTTCGCATCTACTGGCGAGTCCTCAGCCTTTCGAAAATAAACATGGCGCGTATCTGTCATCGGTTACAAAAAAAACTAGCGATGTTGCCATCTCCAGCTCCCTTCCTGTTGTGCCTGTCCGGCGTCGACATCCGGATCAATTTTTCAGGTCATTGCTAAGCTCGTAAACGCTGTCACTAGTCAGATTATAATCCCTCGCAATTTGCTTGGCCCTCTCATATCCAATCTGGACAGCACCAACCACAGCACCAATTTTGTCTCCGTTCTCAAAGCCAGTGACTGCAGCGCCCACGCGGAGGCTGTGGCCGCTGAACCTGTCTGCCTTGAGCCGTGCCTCGGCAGCAGTGTCGCCCTGGCGAGCGAAATACTCGGCGATGCGCTTCTTGATGATTTTCGAAACCGACTCGTCGTCCAATCGCTCGCGCCCGACGGTGCCCCACCGCGAGACGTTGCGCAGGATCGCCTGCCCTGGGCGGACCTGGGCGAATGCCAGCCACTGTTCGACAGCGTCGAGCAGTGGCTCATTCTGAGCCCTTGACATCAACAGCGCCTCTTTTTTTGTCGTGTACCGCACAACCATGCGCTGTGGATCAATCGTAAGAAATAATCCACCACCCTCCTCTGAGCAATCTAGATCCAGCGCAACCAAATCAGAGCGACGAAGCGCAAACGAGTACCCAAGCGCCAGAAGGCAGGCGTCGCGCAATTCAAGGGGTGTGCCACCCATGCCCCGCAGGACATCCAGGATCAGAGATGCCCGCATCGGGGCCGTTAAGGTTGATTTCATGATTTGAGGTTCGGCCCGCCTAGCATCCCTCAAGATCGCCACAATAGCGGGTGCTGTCGTGTCGAAGTGTTGCCCCTTTTCGGCATGCACAGACTTGATGGCGGCGACGGCGTTGCGCAACGTGCTCAGGGCGTGGCCTTTGCCGTCAAGCTTCATCCGCTTGCCGCCTCTATCGCCCTCGTTTGCACGCAGGGCGATCCAGTTAGCGACGGCCTCTGCGGTGGCTGGAAAGGGCGACACGCCGGTCGCGGCGCAATGGTCCAGCCACAGCTTCCACTGGCTGGCGTATGCCCGCCTTGTGTGAGGCATTAAGCCATGAGAAAAATTGCCACCCTGGTCGGCTTCGTCTTTGATAAAACGCTTCATTGTAAAAAAAATACCCGCATTGCTGCGGGACCTCCGCTGAGATTTCTGATCCTTGGGTCAGCCACCAGTTAACTGCTGGACACGCTGATGATCGCGAATGCGTACGTGCTCTGCTGAGTGACAGGCCGGGCAGAGCCAATGGGCGTCCAGCGGCTTGTCGTAGTCGTGATGGTGAGCGTGAGCATTAGTGACGCCGCATAATTGGCAGGGCTCACGCACTAACTGCCCACAAGCGACTGCCGCTGCTACTATTTTATAGACCTTTACTTTCTTCGGGTTGCGATCCTTCCAGGCGTCGCTGTACTCAGCCAGCTTGCCGCTCTTACGATACTCAGCCATGCGCTCCTGGTGCTTGGCCTGTCGCGCTGGAGCGCGTTGCCGAACGCGGTCGAACTCCCGGTAGTAGTCGGCATTTTTGTATCTTGACTTCTTCACATCGCGTTTCTGACATTCTTTGCACTTGCCGAGTCGGCCATCGGCCATCTGGGGGTGCTTGTAGTAGTCGGTGAGGAGCTTCTCCTCACCGCAGCTGATGCATTTTTTGGACGTAAGAACTGTCATTGTGGCCTTCAACGAAACTCGGGGGCAAACGGAATTTCATCCTGTTTGAATTGGGCACCACCACCATAACCGCCCTGTGGCGCGCCCTGTGGGGCTCCCTGTGGCGGTCCCTGGGGCGCGCCTTGAGGTGCCCCGCCGCCATGGTAGCCACCACCACCACCATAACCGCCCTGTGGCGCGCCCTGTGGGGCTCCCTGTGGCGGTCCTGCGTAGCCGGGTGAGGTCTGGTAGCCCTGGGCAGGCTGTGGACGCTGCTGCGGAAGTGGTGCGCCGTATCCTTGTGGCTGGCCCTGCGGAGGAGGTGCGCCGTACCCACCCGCCTGCTGTGGAGGTGGTGCGCCATAACCGCCGCCCTGCTGAGCGCCATTCTGCGGTGGCGCGATATCGCCGACCTGGATCGAGAGATAAAGGCCCTGGTCGCGGAACAGCGCTTGGGCTGCGGCAACCTTGGCCGGGCCGTGTGGGTCGTCTTTCGCGTGATTGATCCAGATGTCGAGCCAACGACCCGTACCGTCTGGGTGCTTGAGCACACCGTTTAAATCGCGGTGCGCGGCCTGTTCTTTCTTTTTGTTCCAAGAGCTGGAGCCCTTGAGGAAGCTCGGTGGGCGCTGCTGCTGCTGACCTTGGCCGTATCCGCCGCCGTTTCCGTTGCCGTAGGACATGTTTGATCTCCGTTATGGTCCGTTAGAGGTTGATAGTATGCATGTAAACCGTGAGTTGACAAGGGGCTAAAACTCGCAGCCCACAACATTGAGCCAGCCGGTTTTATTGATCCTGGCCATGAGGCGTCGTGGCGACCGCAATTCGCCGAGGCGGCTCATGGCTTCCTGGCTGGTTGCGGGCGGACGCAGGTTGGACCGCTGACGCCACCACTGCTCGGCCTTGCGGCGTGCCCAGTGCGTCATGAAGCCCAGTTCGTCGCGGGCGTCGAAATCCACGATCTCGGACACCTGGACGACCTGACCCTTGGTGTCGTCGCAGGCGTAAACGATCTTCATGAGCGGGTTGCCGTCTTTGGTCCGGATGACCGTCACGTCGGCTCGAATGACCGCGAACTCGAATGTCTCAGATGCCTCCGTCACGATCTTGGTGACGCCGCCCTGCTTGATCAGCTTGGCCTCGCGGTCGGGGGGCTCGCCACCTGCGCCAAAAGGCTCACCGCAGTTGCTGCAGACCTTGCTGCTAAGCGCATTGATTGCATCACAACTGCCGCAGGTCTTCGTGATCGCCTCGTCTTCCTCGCCCGGCTTCTTGCGGCCCTTGCGGATGCCGGTGATCTGGTCGATGAGGCCATGCGCGGCGATGTTTTGCGCATAATCAAGCACATAACAGACCGGCTTGCCGTTGGTTGCGATGGCGTTGAGGCGACCTTCGCGGGTGTCCTCGCCGCGCAGCATGACGGCAGCGTAATCGCCGTACATCGGGCGGGTGCCGCGACCCAGCATCTGAACAAGCAGGCCAGGGCTCATGGTCGATCTGGCCAGCACGATAAGATCAATGCCGGGCGCGTCGAAGCCGGTGGTCAGAACCGCCATGTTGACGAGGCATTCCAGCACGCCCGTTTTGAAGTCGCTGATCATACGCTCGCGATCGTGCTGCGGCGTGTCGGCGTGCAGGTATGCGGCGCGGATGCCCGCGCGCTGATAAAGTGCGCACAACCTCGCGGCATGGTCGACGGTGACCCCGAAGACCAACATCGAGCGCAGGCCCTTGAGCCTAAAGAAGGCGACACTCTCGTCGACGATCGCGCGGTTTAATGGATCGGTGTTCTGGGTCTCATCGAGGCGCTTCTGATTGTACTCTCCTGCCACCATCGCGCCGGGACCGGTCGGCGTTTCCAGTTTCGTGGCCGTGGCCATGCCAACGAGGCGCGTCAGGTAGCCCTCCGAGAACAGCCGAAGGATCGGCAACTCGTAGCTGATCGCAGTGAACATCGGGTCAAACTCTTTGAAGCCCTCTAGGAGGCTACCCGAGTTGGTCCGGTAGGGTGTCGCGGTCAACCCAACGAGGCGCGCATCGCTGCCGTTGTCGCGCAGCTTGCGCAGCAGGTCGTGGTACTGACCCTGGTCAACGTGAGGCACGAGATGCGCCTCATCCACGAGCACGAGCCCGACGCTTCGAAACTGCTCGGCAACGCGGGCGATCGACTGCACGCTCGCGAATGTGATGTCGCAGCGCTTGTCTTTGCGGCCCAGGCCCGCGCTGTAGATACCGGCATAGGCGTGTGGGCAGATCCGGCGAAACGCCTTGTAATTTTGCTCGACCAGTTCGCCGACGTGGGTGACGACCAGGACCCGCTTGCGGGGATTGGCTGCCATGTAGCGGTTCGCGATCATGGCCAGGATGATCGATTTACCTCCGCCGGTCGGAATCACGACGAGCGGGGCCGCCGTCGGGTCCTCCGCCAGCACCTGCAGGGTGGCTTCGACCGCCTCGGCCTGGAATGGCCGCAGGCGTACGGACATCGCGGTTTGCGATACGCCCGTTCTCAATGCCGCCACTGCCGTCATCCGTCTGCCTCCCTGCTTAGTCAGTGATCATCTACAGCATCATAAGCGCAGTGTCAACCCTTAGTGGACGGGCGATCAAGCCTCATCGTGAAATTCGATGAAATTGTAGGACGACGATCCATCATGATAATCGAACTTCATGGTCGCGCACGCGCCGAAGCGCTTGACGTCCTTGGTTTTTGACTTCTTGACGTAGCACATCGACGACTTCGGTGAGGGCCGGAACACCACGAATCCCTGGTCCGCCTTGTTGTTCCAGGCCGAAGCGCCAGCCACGTCATACAGGTTCATCTTGTCGATGTCGGTCTTCTTGCCGCCCTCGGCATTTGGGTGGGCGACGATGAAGATTGTGAGGCCGTACTTGCGCGCCAGCTTTTTGATGTATTTCAGCGCTGCGTTGGTGTAGACCGCCTCGCTTTCGCCGCGTCCCCAGATGTGCTCAAGCTCGTTCCACGGGTCGAGGATCAGCCACCGGCAGCCGTGCCGGGTCGCGGCCTCCTTCACGAGGTTGGTCAGCGAGTCGATGGTGATCTCGTCATCCTCGGGAGGCGAGATCGTAACGAACATCTGGTGCACCCAACGCTCAGCAAAACCACGCAAGCGAAGCGCGTCGCCGCTCAGATCGCCCTGCGGAACACCACAGCCGAAGCGAATACCAAAACTGACGAGTGCCTCGCGGTTTTTCTGGGGTGTGTCCTCAAGCTGAATGACCGCGCCACGCAACCCATAATCGCGCGCGAGGTTGGCCCCAACATTCAACACCCACTGGCTCTTGCCCGATCCCGGCGGGCCGGTGACGATGATCAGCTCCGGCGGCGAGATCTTGATCACCGGATCCAGCTCGGGCCAGCCTGAGCAGAACACGTCACCCTCCGGCAAGTCGGGGATGTCGTAATAGCTGACCAGCTCGTTCGGCACCATCGGCTTGGAGCTGGCCAGCACCCGCTTCAGACCCTCGACACCGAGCGCCTGGGTGACGTCGTTGGCGTCCTTGCAGCCCGATGGCCACGCAACCTGCCAGCAGCGCGTGCGGTCGAGCCGGATCGCCAACTCAGCCCGCAGATTGTTCCCTGCCGCGTCGCCGTCGACAGCCAGAATAATCTTCTTGAACCGAGCCAACTCAGGCAGCAGTTTGCCGTCCTTCCACAGGTACGAGAACGCCGTGTCGCGATCGGGATCAATCTTTCCTGCGCCAGCCTTGGCCGGTGCGCCGTTCGGCACCGAAACCACGTACACCGCCCCCGTCATCAGTACCGACAAAGCGTCGATCTCCCCCTCCGTGATCACCAGGGTCATCGACGGCGCGTCCGGCACCCGCAACGAGTCCTCGTTCCACAGGATCAGCGGCTGGCCGCTCGGCTCGATGAAGAACTTCTTCTCCGGTGCCCGGCACTTCGCGAACTTCGGTGCCCCGCGCTGCTGGAACACGAACGCGAGAGCCGGACCCCTGCTGTGGACGCCATACGCTGCCGCCAGAGCCGGATCCACGCCACGCCCGGCCAGCCATTGAGCGTGAGCCTGAGAAAGCTGGGGTGTCTGGGGAGCGCCGTCCATTTGTGTCCTCATCAAAAAACCTTGCCGCTTGCCATCCGCAGTGGTGGCAGTTGAACCGAACGCCCCGCTCGTCGATCAGAACGGACAAACATTTTTTCTTGGAGCCCTCAGCGCTCCGCAGGTCGGAACACTGAGGGCAGGTGCAATACTGGGCTCCTGAGCCGTAGTGCCGGAGCTGAACGCGCTCGGCATGACACAGGTCGAACGCGTTCAGCATCAGAACTTGTCCTTCTCGGCTATGGCTGCCCTTGCCGCGCTGGCCCGGGCAATCACCTCGTCAGAGTTGCGCTTGTTGATCTCATCGGTCTTGGCCTTCGCAGCAGCCGACTCGATCTCGACCCGAGCTGCCGCCAGGGTGCGAAGGCTCAAGGCCACAGATGGGAACACGCTGGGATCCTCGACCGTCGTCACGATATGGCGCGCCGATACGCTCAACTCCTCGTCGGTGTAGCCGATCAGGTGAGCGGCATAGGCGTGCTGCCACTTGGCCATCGGCTTGAAGTCGATGTCGGCACCGCTGCCGGTCGGCTTAGCGTGCTCGGGGATCGCGAAGAACTCGCGCAAGGGGGCAAGGAACGCGTCGATTACCCGCTTGCGATTATCGTGCCCGGCGCTGTCGATGGTGGGCATCCGCTTAAGTTCAAACTTCATCCGATCAATCCTCGTAGATCATATTGCTGGTTGCTTCGTCTGCCCTGGTCCAGTCGATAGGTGGACCAGCCTCGGCCTTCTTTTTCGCGGCAGCGTCACGCGCCAGCTTGCGGTTGCTCGCCTCCTTCCAGAGGGCAGCGACTGGATCCTTCGGTGGGTCTTTCCGCCTGCACCATGGCCCCACCTGCTCGACCCAGGCCTCCAGCGTCACCGCCGGGCCAAACCTACGCATGACCCCGGCAACGACAGCAGCGGCCTCGAACTCGGTGCAAGCCTTGGCACCCATCACCACAGCCAGGACCGTGCCAGTGTTGCCGTTGAAGATCTTCTTCACGAAGGTGCGCTCGTCGCGAGCCCCGCCACGTGGACGATCAGCAGGCGCATCTTCAGCCGATTGACCGTCAGTAGTCGGAGCATGAGATTTGCTCCGCTTTTGAGTGTCCCTGGTTTCAGTAACTGACGAAGGATCTAAGGCAACGGCGAAATAGTCCTGCTGATAGTCCTGGATAAAGTCCTGTATATAAGAGGATGTCCTAAAATCCGGTCGACCGCTGTCCTGATTTCCGGACACAGGTCGACCGGATTTCCGGCTGTCCGGATTTCCGGCTGTCCGCTTTTCCTGTTGTCCGGTATTTAGGACGGCCAACTCGGTTGCTGGAGCAACTGAACGCTTGAGATTGGCCAGGGGGAGTAGTTCGTTGGTGATACGTTCCATCCGCTCAGCCGTCATCGGCATGCGGTAGGATGCTGGTCGGTTTGGTGTCCGCTTGATGATGAGGTGCCCGGCCTCAACGGCCTCTTTTAGGGCTGCTGAGACACGTTGCCGGTGATTGGCATCCAGGGCCTGCACGAGCCGCTCGACATCCACGTTTTCGAGCTTGCGTGTTTCTTTGTCGACGTTAAGCCGGATCAACGCCGTCAGCACTTTCGCACGGTCTCCCATCTCAGGGTCGACCAGGATCGCGCGTAGCTCATCCAGTATCTGGATCTCGTTACTCATTGGCTGCCACTCTTTGTCTCTCCATAGTTGACGTCTAGGCGCAGCTTTTCCGCCCGCAAAAAAACTGTTGCGAGAGCGATCGAATTATGTTTTATGGGAGTTGCGACGCTCCCCATCACCCTCGGCTGGTCATCACACCGCCGGGGGTTTTTCTTGTGCGCCAGACCATATGATTTGTCAACCATTGACTGACCATGCACAGGCAACTCAGGCCGCTGAATGCCTTTTTGCACCGGTCGTCTCGGCGATCCGGAGGAGGATCTGCCACTGTTTGGTCGACAGCTTGACCGATGGTCCCCGCTTCATCAGGCTGTTGATAAATTCGTTTTCCCAGGCATCCATCATGAACCGGTGCTTGTCCGCCCAGCGGATCAGATCCCATGCCTTAAATCCCTGGCAGCTGGCCGTGAACTCGTTGCTGCGTTCATACTGGCGGCCAGCCGGGCGCTGTTGCTGCTGGGTCTGTTCATAGCTCCGGCCCGGACCAAAACCGTTCGTAGTCGCGGTGGCCACCGGTTGCGATCGCGTCGTGAACGCGCGGTACACCAGATCGCTCCAGGTGATCCCGGCCTCGCGCAGGATGCGGGTGGCCATGCGCGCGGCTACCGCGATCTCGCCCTCGTGGTCTGAGGTGAGCATCCCGGCGAACTTAGCCAGCTTCTCGATTTTCGACTGTTCCACGTCCACTCCGGGTTGACGGCGGTTCTGGATTGGTGTAATTCATTTTCAGACGCTGGGCTCCCCCGCACGGCGTCGTCTCCACAGGGTTCCCAGTGCCCTGGCTACCCGGCAGCGTCCAGATCGCTGCCGGGTTTCTCTTTTTTAGGCCGCCTTTACTGCGACTTTAGGCCGCCTTTACTGCGACTGGCAGCTTGTAGCAGGGGCGGCCATAGGGGTTGGTGATCTTGACGCACCCAGCGGAGAGCAGCTGCTGGCCGAGCAGGTTTGGTTTGAGAACTGTCCACTTGGTGCGGGCGACCCAACTGGAGTACAGGCTCTGCACCGTGGTCATCGGCAGCGTGTCCGTGCCCTGGTGCTTGGCCCGCACGTAGTCCAGGAACTCCTGGGCCTGAGCTTTATGCAGGAGGCGGGTCCGCATCGCCTGGGCGTTGGGCACGTACCGCTTACCGCCCTTGGTGGTGACTAGCCGCAGATGGGGCATGGTTGTGACCGGCGTTGGCTCATCTGGCTCGGCCTCATCGACCTCCTCCTGGGCTTGCTGGGCTGGTACCGGCGCGGGGTTTCCCATTAGGGGCGCAATCAGGATTGCGCCAAAAGTCGACAAGGTCTCCAGCACCATCAGGAACGCCAGGATCGCGATCAGGTTGACCTGTGCGTCCGAGAGATTGCTGTGCTTGACGATGAGGGCCGAAAATGGGTCTGCGTCGCCGGTACCCTTCTCGTCCTTCATCTTGCTGGCCAGGGCGGCGATCTTGGTCTCGGCCTTGACGATTTCGCCGTCCCAGTACCCGCGCTGAGCCGGTGGCCCGTACAGCTTACTGTCGGTCATCTCGGCGATGCTGGCGGTGGCGGTGGCGATCTGGGATGCCAGGGAGGCGGTGGCTGCGCCGTCCTTGTCGCGATTGGCCTTGTAGTCGGTCAGGACGCCAGCGATGTAGCCGGTTGCCGATTTGACCGAGTAGGCCATGCAGAACGGCCAGACCAGTACGCAGACGGCGACGATAGCCCAGTCGCGCTGCCGCCATGCTGCAGCCAAACTCATGGGGATAAGTGCCTTGAATATGTCCGCCGCAAGGGCCGCGCCAATGGTGACTGGCGCATGGTGGGAGATCTCGGCGGCGTGGGTGTAGTTGGCCAGGGCGGAGACGACCCAGGCGAGTGCCACCGCTGCGGTGATACTGCCACGAAACGCGAGCGTCCCCAGCGTCCAGAGTACGTGGTCGATTTTTGACATGACGAGTTGCTTCCCTTGTGCTAAGAGATGATCAAATCGTCAGGTCATGTCGGCCCCCAGGCCCCTAAAACGGACATCTTCCCACGCCCTCACCGCTGGACACGGTGGAGGGCGTTTCGTTTTTCTGTTTGAGGAAGGCCTCCTCGAACATGGACAGGAACGTCTGCCCCACCATCGTGAACTCGTCGCGCGGGACGTGGCTCTGGCAGAACCACGTCCTCACGTTTGTTTTCAAATCACGCAGCGCATAGTTCGCGAACGCGATCCGGCAGACTGAACACATCTCCTGCTTCGGCACCCAAACCTCCCGAGCCACCCAGGCAGCGCCGGGCATGATCCACGCACCACGACAGACCCATCACCGATGGCTTGCCGCAGTACCGCACGTCGCCGACCGGCTCGCCCGCGATGTGACGGCACGACGGTGCCACCTCATCGAGATCGTGAATGGAGATAAGGTCATCCCTGAGGGCCTGCTCCATCTCCATTCGCGCCATCGCCGCCGCATGCTGCACATCTGCCCGCAGGGCAGCAACAGCGAGTTTGGCGACACCGTGCTTGCGGCTTTTGTAGAGCTGATTGCGCGCCTGGTGGCCCCGGCCAATGCCGAGCCGATCCACCTTTGCCGAAATCATCCCAGTCGTACACCCGTCACCCAGCCGCTCGGCGATGACCTCGTAAATCAGCCCCTCTTGCCTCACCATTCGGGTCAGTGCTGCGACCCGCTCTTCGGTCCAATATCGTGCCATTGCCGTCCCTCCGTTCCTGCTCGATTGAGCAGCAGCAGCAGTCAGGCGGCGAGCCCTTCTTTGACGTAGTCAAACAACCGTTCGAGATCGGGACGGACTTCGTGGGGTTTGAGCCGCGTCAGCTCGCACACCTGCATAAGGTAGTCTTCAGGTACGGCCTTCCACTTGCTGACGTTCTGGCGGGTCAATCCCAGCTGTTTGGCAAGCCACCGATCGGCAACTTCCATCTCGTCAAGCCGTGCGCGCAGCCGATCTAGCCCCTGCTGACGCAGGCGCTGTTTCAGTGGCACGACCGGCATCTCGTCCGCCTCCGACACCTCGACGGCGTCCAGAGCGGCCTCGATAGCGTCGGCATCCTGTTTTTTAAGTTTTTTGACCATGCATCCGCCATATCAGGGCGATAGGACTGTGTCAACCTGCAGCTGACTGTCCACTACTGACTGATTGTTTTCAACAAGCAGCAACAGCGGAATGTCTGTCTTGAGTCTATATTGTCGACTGTGGCACTGTTTGATCGCTCGCAGGCTGGGGAAACAAATGCCGGTGGGCGTGATTTCTGATCATCTTTAGAGGCCCAAACATGGCAAAACCGATCAAAGACGAGTATGTCGAGCTGGGTAAGAGGATCAAGCAGGCGCGCCTACAGGTAAACCGATCGCAGGACGATTTGCGGGCGCTAACCGGCATCAGCAAGCAGGCCCTATCGGCCTGGGAGCGCGGTCAAGCACCACCGACTCTGGGCAATTTGGCTAAATTCGCCCTAGCTGTAGGCGTTACAGTTGAGGAGTTGCTTTCCGGCACCACTGCTGAGTTAACTGATCGATCATCAGTATCGCTTAGGCTTGATGCTGGTCAATCATTCGTGCCATTGTATAGACCTCACATGGGCGTGGAGGTTTTGATGGGGCGCGTTACGCGGGCTGAGAGTAATCCTGAAAAGTATGTCTCTACAATCACTAAGCACTCAGACGACGCGATTGCGATCCATATTCGTGACAAAAGTATGGAGCCTAGATTTCGGGTTGGTGACATCGTCACGCTGGAGCCTTTGGTCGAGCCCGAGCCGGGTAATCTGGTCTTTGCCTTTGCCAGCGGCAGCCCGGTATTTCGCCGCTTTATGCCGGTTCGGCATGGGGATAGCAACGGCGCGCGGCTGTGCGCCACCAACGAGGCCTACCCAGAAATCGCCATGGCTGCGGGGGATGCGGTGTTGGGGGTCATGAAGGAGCACATCTCGTTCCACCACGATTGATGTGTGTGTTTTGTTCCGTACAATTGATAAAAAAATGACGCAGATCAGTGCTGCGTCATTTTTTTTTTATCAAGTGTCAACGCATAGTTGACAGAGGCGTAAATCAACTGTAAACGTCAGTTATCGGCAGCGGGGTTTTGCATCTGCCGAACGACCGCCCGGTGCCATCTCTGCTTTGCCGCCGGGCGGTCAACTCACAGCGTACGCGGGGATTAATCATGCCTGAAATCGACGAGCAAATAGCGGAGCAGCAGCTGGTCTGTCGCCATTGGTGGCGGATCTACCGAGAGCACCCGCACGCCTACAGCGTGCCCCTGCATTTTGCAGCTGGCCTCAAACTAAAGCGCCTGCGGGCCAAGAAGGCGGAGTTGTCCAATGTCCAGTAAACACACAGCATGGGCAGCAGCTGCCCAGATTAAGTTCATCTCGGCCCTGCGGTCAAAACTTGAGGCCCAGGCGCACGACGAGGAAACCATTCGCGACACCATCGAGGGCTGCGTTGACCTCGACAGCATTATGAATGCGCTCCTGCGCGACAAACTCGACAGCGAGGCGCTGGTGACATCCTATAAGGCGGTCGCCAAGGAGTGGACCGAGCGCGCCTACGCCAAGTCCGAGCGGGCCGAGAGCATCAGTGCCATCATCCTGCAGGCTCTCCAGGAGAGCGGTCAGGAGAGCTGGAAGGGCGACATGGGGTCGGTTGGCCTGCGTGACGGGGGTCTCTCGGTTGAGATCACCGACGGTTCGGTGCTGCCGCTGATCTATTCAAAATTTGCCCCCGATGTGGCCGCCGTCCGCTCGACCTTGTTGTCGATCGAAGAAAAGCGTCAGGCGATCCTGGGTGACACCGGCACCGACATCTACAGCAAGTTGGACCAACTCGCCGAGCTGCTGTTCTCCAGCCGGGACGCATACGCGGCCTGGATGGCGGTCGAGCCTCAGAGCGAGATCACCGACGAGAACGACCTGTTGGGTGCTCTGGCCACCTACGACCCGATCCCCGGCGCGCGGCTCGTGCGCGGTGACCAGACGATCTCGTTCCGCAAACCAACCGCTAAATCAAGGAAGGCAGCCTGATGTCGAGGTTCGAGATCCTAGAGGCCGTCATCCTCTCGGGGCAAATGCCAGACCGTGACCTGCACGAGCTGCTGGCCAGCGACCCCGAGTTTTCCACCTGGATCAAACAGCGCGCGAAGGAGCGTCATCCCCATGGTTAAGGCACGTCTTGCGACCGATCCTGCACCTGAGCCCCAGGTGCGCACCAATCCCGAGAACCGCCAGCCCGAACCGGAGGCTAAGCGTTTATCCGGGGAGGACTGGGATCCTCACGCCAACATCCGCCTGCGTCGTCTCCGCATCGGTGCCGACCTGCGTCACGCCGAGATGTTCAAACACTTCGACACGGGCCGGGCCGGGAAGTTCGATGCGCTGTCTATCCACAAAATGGCCCGCGAGTGCGAAAAGGCTGCTGCAGCCCACGGGGCCACGATTGACTTCTGCGTCACCAAGTGGACGAGGAACGGCAACGTCACGCACGTCGAGGGCCTTCTGGTGCTGACCTCAGTCGACCAACCCGAGGACACCTACGCTCTGGCCTGCCTGGGCGAGGCTGCAGACAATGGCGACAAGGGCGTCAACAAAGCGGTCTCCAGCGCCCGCAAGAACGGCTTGACCGGCATGTTCAACCTGTCGGTCGGCATCGACGTCGAGGAGGAGCACGTCGACAGCACCCCCGAGACCAAAGTGCAAGAGGGCGCACCACAGCAGCATACCATGGCAGCAGGACCACTGCCCGGCTGGTACCGCATCAAATACCTGAACGGCAGCCATCAGGACTTCGACCCGACGCAGTTCTTCACGGTTATCAGCGGAGTGATCATCACGTTGCGTCCCCAGGACGTCGACACGTTCCTGAGGATTAACCAGGAGGCTCTGCGTGCTTTCTGGCACCAGGACAACCATCGCGGCAACGCCATTCGCCAGATGGCCGAGGCGCAGAAGCAGCTGCAGCAGGCAGCATAATGAAACCCGGTATCCTCGATCAAATCCAGGCCGTGGAGCAGCTAAAAGATTTGGCCGCTGCTCCACTGTCGAGTTTGCATGCTCAGGGCAAAATTGATGCCGATATCCCCGAGCTTCTATTGCGCGTCGAATGGGCGATTAAATCTCTGCAGTTTCTATCGCGGCGTGATGTCATTGATGTCATCAAAAAGGCAACCAGCAATGTGCCGTGAAATACGCGAGGCGATAGAGCAGGAATTGATAAGCTGGCCCCAGGTGTCGGCTCAATTTGGGATGGGCGGGAAACACCCATTTGTCCAAATCATCTATGACGGCAAAAAGAGGCGCATCACCTATGCAGGGTCGCCAAGTGAAAATCAACGATCCGCGCGAAACGTCGTCAAGTGCGTCAGGCACGCCTGTCGAGACCTGATGGTAGGAGCCAAACTGAGGAGGATGCCCGGTGACCAACGCCCTCACGCAGGTCGATGAGACCGTCAGTGCCCTGGTCTGGCGCGAGGGCACACGACCGCGTAGTCTGCGCTGGCTCCGTGAGGACATGGCGCGCCGTGGCTTTGCCAGAAAGGTCGGCGGACGCTACGTCACGACACTGGAGATGGTCGAGCGATACAAGGATGATTTAATCGGATGCGTGAAAAATTTGCAATCAGAGCCACCCTTAAACCTGCCAGTCGCATCAAAAACGGCGTCACGTATTGGAGCGCCAGAGGCAACGTCCCCGTCAAAAAAGAGGACGGCACGATTGCCCATCAGCGAGTCGACATTGGCCTTGGAAAAGCTGCAAACGCTGCGGAAAGAAAAGCGGAGTGTGCGCGCCTAAATAGTGAGTACGAGGAGCGGGCGAAGGCGAGTGGCAAAAGAATGACTTTCGCCAGGGCGTGCATGAATTATTGGGATGCTGGGCACGAGCCGTGCTTTATGTCAGATCGAATAATCGCAGCCATCGGCGACATGAATTGCGCCGATATTGACGACACGGTCATGTTGCGGGTGGCCCAGAAACTATTCCGCAGAGAAGCGTCCCCTGGCTATGTCAACCGGCACCTTTATACGCCGGTCAACGCTGTCCTGAAGATGGCCTCTAAGTCGAAGGTCTGCCCACCACCAGATCTCACGCGCCCAAAGGGCCACAAGTCGTCGCCCCAGAAGGCGATCCCAGATGACGCTTGGTACTCCAAGGTCGAACCATTCCTAACGCCGCACCTGCGCGCCCTGGTGGCTTTCATGACCCTGCACGGTCGCCGTCTTGGGGATGCGCTCAACGCCGCCCGGGGGGACTACCTTCGAGACCAGGGCGTGCTGATGATCGGCAAGGACAAGATGGGCAACGCCCTGCAGATCCGCCTCACCGTACACGTCATCAAGTGCATTGAGGCGATGCCGGATTTTGGCCAGCACAAGCACCTGTTTCGGTATGGTCCAGTAGCTCCGTCGAACGTCCGCCGGGACCTGCAGAGGGCGTGCCTTAAGGCTGGCGTACCTTATTTCTCCCCGCACTCCTTGGGCCGCCACGCCTTCGCGACCCGCATGCTGCGCGCCGGGTTCTCGCTCCAGTTCGTGAAGGACGCGGGTGGGTGGAAAACGATCGAAATGGTGTCGAACCGGTACGGCCACCTTGCCCACAGCGAGGTCAGCGCCGCCGTCGAGTCTGTGTCGGTCGATTTTGCCAACGGCAACGAGAGCGCCATCGCGGCAGCCTACAAGCTGGCGGACGAAGCCTTGTCTGTACCCACACTGCCGAAGGTCGACCTTGATCATCCGCTTGCTCGCCAGGAGGCGCTGATGCGCCTGCGCGGCACGAGCCCTGCCTGGGTCTATTTCTTCTACTGCTCGGGCGCGATCAAGATCGGCGTCTCGACTGACGTCCAAAAGAGGCTGAAGAACATCAATGGAGGCAACAGCAACACCATCTACCTCGTCGGTCTGCTGCCGGGGTCGTTCCAGCTTGAAGGCGAACTGAAAGCTCGGTTTGACAAGTTCGCTACCAGTGGAGAGTGGTTCAGGGCTGAACCAGAGCTGCTTCGCTTCATCGACGTGAATGCTGACGGAAAACCCCTGATCGACGGTGGAAAATTGGTGGAAAAAGATTTTCGCCTCGCCCTGCCAAAGTTGGATGATGGTTTACCTCAATAAACACGGTGGTCTTGGAAGGTGGAAAATCAAGGGTCAATTTTAGACCTCTACCCTCCGAAGGCAAAGGTC